AATAAGGAAAAAGCCGCTGTAATGAGCGAGCTACTAGAGTCTGTTGAGACTAAAAAATTAGCATCTCAATTTGACAAATATCTACCAGCAGTATTAGGTGGTACTAATTCAGTTAAAACAGCAAAAGTTGTAACTGAAGCCGTTGAAGCTACTGGGAATAAGAAATCTGTAAGTCCTTCTGTAGAAGCCGAAGATAGTGGCGCATTTGCTACTGTAATCGAGTTGAAGAAGCTTGCAGGGCTTAGATAACTTAACTTACCCATAGGAGAATAAGGTAAAATGAAAACAGCATTATTAGAAGGCCGCTGGGGCGAGACAAAAGATGCCCTGCTAGAAGGTCTATCAGGAACTAAAAAATCCACAATGAGTGTAATCTTAGAAAATACTAAGAGATCACTTTTAAGTGAAGCAACATCAGGCGCAACACAAGCCGGTAACGTAGCAACTCTAAACAGAGTTATTCTACCAGTTATCCGTCGTGTTATGCCAACAGTTATTGCTAACGAAATCGTTGGTGTTCAGCCAATGACTGGACCAGTATCACAGATCCACACATTACGTGTACGTTATGCTGATACAGTTGCAGGCGATGCGGCAGCAAATGGCGCAGTTGCAGGCGAAGAAGCATTATCACCATTTAAGGTTGCTACTGCTTATTCCGGTACATCAGCTGGTGTTGCCGCTAATACTTCGGTATTAGAAGGTGCCGCTGGAAACAGAATTAACGTTCAGATCATGAAACAAACTGTCGAAGCAAAGTCACGTAAGCTATCAGCTCGCTGGACATTTGAAGCGGCACAAGACGCACAAGCAATGCATGGTATTGACGTTGAAGCAGAAATTATGCAAGCACTTGCACAAGAAATTACTGTTGAAATTGACCAAGAAGTTCTTGGATCACTACGTTCATTGGCATCTACTGGATTCAGCTACGATCAAGCCGCTGTATCAGGTACTGCTACTTTCGTTGGTGATGAGCATGCCGCGTTAGCAGTTATTGTTAACAGAGCCGCTAACAGAATCGCTCAGCGTACACGTCGTGGCGCTGGTAACTGGGCAGTTGTTTCACCAGCCGCTCTAACAGTTCTACAAAGTGCTACAACTTCTGCATTTGCTCGTACAACTGAAGGTACATTTGAAGCACCAACTAACACAAAGATGGTTGGTACTCTTAACGGTGCAATGAAAGTGTTTGTTGATTCATTCGCTTCCGACTCTGCTCCAGTACTAGTTGGTTATAAGGGTTCTGCAGAATCAGACGCCGCGGCATTCTATTGCCCATACGTGCCATTAATGAGCACAGGCGTTGTACTAGATCCATCTACACTAGAGCCAGTAGTAGGCTTTATGACACGTTACGGATACATTGAACTTACAAATACTGCAAGTTCTTTGGGTAACGCGGCTGATTATCTAGAGTCAATTAGCGTATCTAACTTATCATTCATCTAAGTCTAACTTAGAAGGTTTGATAGCCAATCTGGAAAGGTCCTTCGGGGCCTTTCCTTTTGGCCATAAATAGTTATATGCTACTAGATTTAAAATATTTTAAAGGATCTGAAGACCTTATATCGAGTACCGCTTGGGTTGTTGGCGGCACCGGGCCTTGCGTTGGAGATGTACTTAATCAAATATCCTCAACTAGCTTTAAAGTAAAAACTACCGAAGGAACTAGCGATTGCGTACTTTCTAAACGAGTACGAGGCCCCGGCCAAATGGCAATAACTGCTACGCACACAGAAATAGGTGCGTTTAATATCTTAGAAATACTACCTGAATCAGTTTTACATGCAAATGGTACAAAGTACAACTGGGTTATTGGTGCTAGGAACGCATTTGCCAACACCGTTGGCTTAGTTTCCTTATAACTTTTTCTACGCATAAATACTAGAAGAAAACGAGAGTAAGGTTAATATAAAAATGCCAGCAATTAAAAAAGTAAACGATCATTATTATATCACAGCTCCTGAAGTTACTATAACAGGTAATCTAACTGTTAGTGGCGCCCAGGCAAGTGTTACTTCAACCGACAGTGTTATTACAGATAAAGTAATTGTACTGAATAATGGCGAAGCTAGTGCAGGTATTACTGGAAATGCAGTATCGGGAATTGAAGTTGATCGTGGCTCATTAGCAAATGCATCACTTGTATTTGATGAAGCTACGGATAGATGGAGACTTTCAGTTGACGGCGGAACTACATACCTATATATTGTCACTTCAGCCAATGCAGTTCAAAGTAATGAAGTTATTGATGATACTACTCCAGAGTTAGGCGGAAACCTTGAGACAGGTAGCTTTGCTATTAATAATGCATCCAGTAATGTGTCAATATCATTAGCTAATGAAGATAACGGACGTAGCGGTGTATATGTTACTAACGATACAGTTACTAACGCAGAACTCGTAACAACAAAACAAGCTATGCTCTTTGCATACGTATTAGGATAAGAAAATGGCAATTCAAAACACTACATTAACAAGCACCGCCCAAAACTTATTGCCTACCTCAGGTGTGCGAGCAGTTACAGCGGTTTATTTTCAGAATAATCACAGTGGTGCAGTATCAGTTGATATACATGTTATACCATCGGGTACTACAGCGGCAAATTCAAATCGAATTTATAAAGAAGTTAGTATTGCCACTGGTGACACATTAATTATTAGTACAGAAAAAATTATATTAGCAACTGGAGATATGCTCCAGGCTACTGCATCTGTAGACAACGTTGTGTTTGCAACATCTAGTTATACAACATTTTAAAGGTTAAGTAGACATGGCATATTATCTAAAAACACCAGGTAAAGTTGGAAACGAATCACCAACTAAGGCAGTGCAAATTCCTGTATCAACTGGTGCCGGCGATTCTCCCCCGGTGTTACAAGACGGCATGCTTAGATATAACTCTATTACTAATTGTATTGAATTTGGTATTAATAATGCATGGAGAAAAGTAGCAAAAGTTGGTAATGCAACAATTGCAGTACAGGATACAGTTGGTAACGGCTCAATCACAGCATTTGCATTAGATCAATTGGTAGCAGATGTTACTGATATAGTAGTGTATGTAGGTGGAGTTTATCAACAACCTACAGCAAACTATACAGTAGCAACCAACGCCGGAGTGACAACTCTTACATTCACAAGTCCACCTCCATCGCCTGGAGTGAACCCAAACAGAATTGTAATATTGTATAATGTAAACAGCACTGACGCAGTCTAAGGAGCATTTGATAAAATGGCACTTGGCAGAATCTCAGGAGCGATGCTACAAGGGAATCTAGAGCGTGATGGTAGCGACCTGGCGTTTGAAACTGATTTACTTTATCTTGATGTAGCTAACAATAGAATTGGTATTAAGAATACCACTCCAGCTCATAATTTAGATGTTGCTACGTCAGGAAAAATTGGTGATATTGTCATTAGTGGATCTGGCATATCGTCTGCATCTCAAATTAATTTAGGTGCACCAGCAGACATTACACTGTCAGGCGGATCAAACGGATTTGTACTTAGTACAGATGGCGCAGGAACATTATCGTTCCAGAGTTTATCAACTATCATTGGCACATCTGGTACTGATGGTATGGGTGTTGTGTTAGGCACCCCTACAGATAGCAGTCTAATAACAGAAGCGGCATGGGACGGTTGGCTAACAACTACTAAAGTAACCGATGCTATTGACAACTTAAATCAAGTTGCATTAAACATTGCAAAATCTACATACGTTGGACAAGCAGATTTTACTGCAAGCAGTGTAGCAGGACCAAGTCCGTTAGCTATTACGTTCTCATCTTCATATACCGGCAACGCAGATACCTTTTACTGGGATTTCGGAGATGGTAGTAATAGCACACAAGAAAACCCTTCTCACACATATGTAGACAATCTTGGCGGACAGTATACAGTAGTATTTAGAGCAAGTAATAGTTCAGGTACATTTAGTGGAATTCCAGCTAGTGGTGCCATTGGTAGTTACGACGATGTTTCTAAAACCAATCATATTACATTATATACTCCAAATCCAATTCCATTATTTACAATAGCTGATACCGATATTAATGACGGTGCAGTTGCTTCGATTACAAACGGAAGTTCATACACAACTAGTTTTGATCTAGATTGGGGAGATAGCACACAAGAAACTCCATCTAATACTTGGACAACAGAAACTCATGTGTATACAAACTCTTCCGGCGATACACAATATGCAATACAATTAGATGCTACTAGCACTACAGCAGGACCAAGTCCTGTAACAGTTACTGGTACACCAGAGAATATTAGAATACACAGTACTCACTCTCCAACGTTTAGTGCTAACTCATTGGTATTAGCTAATGAAGAATCTAGCTCAGGCGGAGTTGTTACTTTTACTAATACAACAGCAACAAGCCCTGGTGCAACATCTACATTTAGTACTAATAGATATAAATGGACGTATGGCGACGGTGGGGTTGATGAGATTAATATTCAATCAGGTGTAGCCGGAAATCCAGGTTCTGTTAAACAACACACATTTGCATTAAGTTCAACTAATCAACAAAATGGCGTTTCACAAACATTTCCAGTAACATTAACAGTTATTAACCAACATAGTACTAGTCCGTTTATTAGTGGTTCTACAACAATCAAAATTGAACCCGATGTTAGATCAAATTTTTCAGCAGTAGCACAACGTATCAGCGATCGGTCTGGCGATAACAACCAAGACCTTTACCTCTTTAATGATTACAGAGATAATTTTGATAGAGCGGCTGTTACATTTACATCAACAGCAGAACATGCCGACACATATAATTGGACATACGGCGACGGCACAACGTCAGGAACAATTAATGAAGGATCCCCAGGAACTACATCTGGAGGCACAATTAATAAGACATATACAGCAAGTACAGTTGGAAACAAAACAGTTAGCCTTTTAGTAAATGGAACTCCTGATACCTTAGCACAAAGTGACACAGATACTAAAACTAACTATATACAAATTAATAGTAATCCACCTGCACCAGGCAGTTTAAGTGCAAAAACATTGAGTTTAAGCACAGGCAATCAACAACACCAAGGAACTGATGTTAGATTAGCCGTAGGTGCAACTGACAATAGCGGCGGCAATATTCCATCAGCCGGCAATAGTGTAGTACGTTATGTTAGCGGTTGGTCAACAATTATAACCAATGCAGTAACAGATGTTGACACCGATTTAACTGGTTCGTTAACAGCTAAAATTAATAATGTTTCTAGTGGTACGTTAACTTTTAATATAACAGATGACCAAAGCGGTACGTTTGACCAATTGGTAATTACAGATGACAGAGATGCACATGATGCAATTAGTTCATCCACTTATCCAACTGGTTTCTTTAGAGCATTTGATGCATATATTAGCACATCATTTGCAGGCTTGTCAACCGGATTTTCAGATTTTAGATTAGACCATTCTAGTGGAGGCAATACTAATAGTACTGGATTCTTAAAAGACGACTTAGCATCAAATCCAACATTAGATATTAACAGTGCTACAATATCACAAGTTTTAAATGGTTCAATAAGATATATATCAGGTATTCCATACTATAGTAATTCTAGTAACAGTATTAGAATGTCTGGCGTTGCAGTTACTAACTGGATTGGGCAAGCATATCGAAACGGATCAAACTTCTTCATTGAAGATGGCCCAAACAGCGAAAGCACAACACAATCAATATTGTCTACCCAATCTAAATCATATACAGATATAGATGGAGCATCTACTATGCTCACTGGAGGCATTCCTATAGCAGGCACAGGCCAATCATCTTCGTATGTATTAGGTAACATTGACTTTTCTATTAATAGCTCAGCTAGAGCAGTTGCACAAGTACAAGCAGTTATTAGAAATGTTAATGGTAGTAGTAACACTGTTATATTCCCAACAAAATTTAATGTGTATAGTCAGTCTATATCAGGATTTGACGAAGAAGATATTGATGTTCCAAGCTCATTAGGAGGTACATATACTGATAACGGTAAACGTGTAGCACTAGCATTAGCTGGAGACAATCCTTCATATACTGCCGCAGACTTTTTTACAAATAATGCCTTCGCTGGAGCCACCCAAGTTGTAGGTACAGATGAAGCTATAGTACGTTGGGGCTTACTAAAACACTTTGACGACGCAGACTTTACAAGCGGATACCTTCCACTTGGTCCTGATTTAATAACAGGCCGTAGTGGTGCTCAGTATTTTACATTTGCATTTAGACGAACCAATTTAGCAAACTTTGATATTAATTTAACAACTTCCACAGGCATTGCAGGTATTTGGCTTGCCGCTCCTGGAACAGGAATTGATGCGTCAGCTAGTCCAACTAATGGTTGGATTGATGGCAATGCTAGTTATGCGGGTGCAGGACTTCCTGGATCGGACACCGGCCAAGGTGGCAACGGAGATGTCGGGTGTGCATTAACATCGTCTGACAGAGTTCCAGTTAACACAGCAATTAGTAACACATCATACACTATGACTTTAGGTAGTGAGAATTTGTCTAATGCTACTGGCAAGAATTGTTTAATTAGAATTAGGCTTGATAACGGGCAATCGTTAACTTCTGTTAGTATAGAGGCGGCGGCATAATGGCCATTTCAGATACCCAAAAAGTTGACTACCTCTTTAAGAAACTAGGTTATGGTGTTACTAAAACAGATACACTAGCGTTTAAACGAGCGTTCAACGAAAGTATAAGTTCTCCATTACTATTACGTGGTGATAAAGTTTGGCAACAAGCCGCTAACATTCCTGGAGTTAAACCAGCTTCATCTTCATCACTAATACAAATTTATGATGACAGCGGAAGTGGTTCAGCAACCATTGAAAGCACAGAAGATATTACAGCAAGTGATAATAGAACTTGGAAAACTGGAGTAACTGATTGGGTTCCGCCAGAGTTTGGCGCAACTTACTTAGTTAAAGTTTATATTTCGACTACCGCAGACACAACACCGCAAACAACCGGAACTCAGTTACTTTCGGCAGGTAGTGGCAACGACGATGAATGGTTCTTTGATTATCAGAGTGGCGTAGTTCATTTTATTGGAGAAAACTTACCAACCCAGATAGCGTCGGGCGTCAGTGGAAAGAGTGTATTTGTAACAGGTGCAAGGTATATTGGAGCATTTGGAGTAGGTACTGGAGCGTCAGGTGGCGCCATTGGCGACTTAACAATCTCAGGAACTACAATTAGTACTGCGTCAGGAACTAATAATAATATTATACTTGATCCTGATGGATCGGGCGAGGTTGTTATTTCAAGTGCCCAGATCTCAGGATTAGCAGATCCAACTGATGCACAAGATGCCGCTACTAAAGCCTATGTAGATACTGGAATTACTAATAGCGTAGCATCATTAACTCCTGATTCTATATACGATGGTAATACAAATGCTACAGCCAATGATACTATTGGTGCTGAAAAAATATCAATTACAATTAACGGAGTACAGACGTCAGAGTTTGTTAGTACTGGATTAAGTTTAGATCAAATTAATCCTTATAGTAGTGCAACAGGTGTAATTGCATTTAACACAACTTCAGCAATTAGTATTCCTGCTGGTACTACTGCACAAAGACCAGCTACAGGGACAACAGGAGATCTTCGATTCAATTCAGATGTTTCAGACATTGAATTTTGGAATGGATCTGGCTGGGCAAAACCTGGATCATTATCCGTTGGTGCAGAAACAATTACACCAGACGGAACTAGTATAACTTATGTACTCTCAAATTCATGTACAGTTGAAACAATTATTGTTTCATTAAACGGTGTTATACAACATACAAATTCTTATACAGTGTCTACTGTATTTGCTACTCAAATTAGTTCAATTACATTTGGCCAAGTTCCACAGACAACTGATGAAATTAACATCAGATACTTAACTCTTGAAGTAGGATTTTTTACTAACTATAGAAGCAACTTATCATCTGATCCTACTGCAAGCACAACGGCCAGCGCCGGCGACTACTGGATTAATGACAAAGGTCAATTTTTTATATACGAACTTGCCACCGGCTGGCACACAGTAAGCACGGATCCTATTACTACTGTTAGTGTACCAACTTCAGTAACTAGTATGTTCACATTTGCAAAAGCTGAATACAGGAGTGCTGAATTTTTAGTACAAAGTGTTAATGGAACAGACTATCAAATTAATAGAATATTATTAATACACGACGATACTACAGCATCTATTAACAGTGTCTTATTAACTGCTGATGGAACTACAGAGTTTATTACAATAACAGCTACTATTGTTGGAGCCAATATTTTATTACAAGGTATAAGCACAACAGGAACAAGTACAGTTACTATTAGATCAACACTAATACCAGCGTAGTGTGTCGTTATTAGCTATCTCTGCTAAATATAGTTAGCAACATGTAACCGTTATTTTACTTCGTTCGCTCCAAAATTTCCCTTAAAAATTTTCCTACAAAAGAAGAGCCCTGTGGGAGGTTTTCTCACGACTTCGGTAAATACACTTAATACAGAATTGAGAATGTATTCGAAGCTAGTAGAAAAATAAGAATCATTTAGGAGCATAATAAAAATGGCTATTACACGTATTTTAAATAACCAGATTACGGATAGTACGATCACTGCCGCAAAGATCGCATCTGGTACGTTGACGGGGGGTTTGTTTGCAACTAACCTAACGTTAAACAGTAATGTTACCATCTCAGGTAACTTAACCGTAAGTGGTACAAGAAGCACAGTATCAAGCACGAACACCTTTGTTAATGATCCATTAATTGTATTCAATAACGGATACACCGGATCGCCAACTTACGATATTGGTATTTTAGCTAACAGAAACCTTGCTAACTTAGATGGAAATGCAGTTAACACTGCTCTAGTGTGGGTTGAGGCGGATGATAAATTTGAAGCAATTGCAACTACTGAAACTGGCGGTACAGCAGGTGCAATTAATAGAACAGCATATGTTGACTTCCAAGCAAAAGATATTGATGGTGTAACAGTCACAGGCACAACACTAACTGATGGTACATTAAGTGCCGCTTCAGGAAGTATTACAGGTGCAGTAAATATTACAGCAAGTGGAACAATTACAGGTGATTTAACTGGTGATGTAACTTCAACTGGAACTTCTACTCTTGCAACAGTTGATATTAATGCTGGTGCTATTGACGGAACAACCATTGGTGCAACTGCCGCTTCAACAGGTGCATTTACAACAATCACAGCTTCGAGTACATTAAGTGCAGTTGGCATAACTGACACAGGCACAACAACGCTTGGCACTGTTGACATTAATGGCGGTGCCATTGATGGAACAACTATTGGTGCTACAACACCTAGTAGTGTAGCATCAACAACATTAGGCGCAACTGGCGCAGTAACACTTGTTGGTGGAACAACAACTATTGGCATAGCCGACATTAACAGTGGTAACATTGACGCAACAATTATTGGTGCTTCAACAACTGCCGCAGGTAGCTTTACAACAATTGGTGGTACTGTTATTACAGCAAGTACTAACTTTGCAGGAAATATTACTGGTAACGTAACTGGTAACTTAGACGGTATTATTGGTGGTAACACACCAGCCGCAGGTAGCTTTACAACAATTGGTGGTACAGTTATTACAGCAAGTACTAACTTTGCAGGAAATATTACAGGCGATGTAACTGGTGATGTAACTGGTGATGTAACAGGTAATGTAACAGGTAATGTTAGTGGTAATGTAACTTCAACTGGAACTTCAACTTTCACAACAATTGATGTTAACGGCGGCGCTATTGACAATGCTATTATTGGTGCAAACGTTCCATTAGCAGGTAGCTTCACAACAGTTGGTGGTACTACTATTACAGCAAGTGCTAACTTTGCAGGTGACATTACAGGTGATGTAACTGGCGACGTAACTAGTACTGGTACAAGTACATTTACAACAGTTGACATCAATGGCGGCAATATTGACGCAACAATTATTGGTGCTACAACTCCAGGCGCAGGTAGCTTTACAACAGTTAATGCTTCTGGTGCAATCACTGCCGACTTAACTGGTGATGTTACAGGTAACGCTGATACAGCAACAGCTCTAGCAACAGGTAGAACTATTGCAATCACTGGCGATGCAACATATACATCAGGATCATTTGATGGAACAGGCAATGTAACTGGTGCATTAACATTAGCGGCTAGTGGAGTAACAGCCGCAACAGTTGGATCTGGAACAGCAATTCCAGTTATTACTGTTGATGCAAAAGGACGTATTACATCAACTTCAACAGCCGCAGTAACAGCCGGCTTATTGGCTATGGCAGGTGACTCGGGCACTGACAACGTAACAGTTGGTACTGATACACTAACCTTTGCTGGTACAACAAACGAAGTTGTAACTACAGTAACAGACAACCAAGTACAAATTGGTTTACCGGACAACGTAACAGTTGGTGGAAACTTAACAATTAGTGGTGACTTAACAGTTGATGGTACAACTACAACAGTTAACACAACTAACCTTGAAGTTGAAGATCCATTGATGTTCTTAGCAACTGGTAACGGTGGCGCTGACTTAGTGGACATTGGTTTCTACGGACTATATGACACAAGTGGCTCACAAGACTTATACGCAGGACTATTTAGAGATGCTGGAGATGGCAAATTTAAATTCTTTAAAGATACACAAGACGTTCCAACTACAACAGTGGATACAAGTGGTACAGGCTATGCAGTCGCATCACTAGTAGCAAACGTAGAAGGTACTACCGACGGTGCTCATAATGGTACAGTTGGTGCAACAACTGCCGCAACTGGCGCATTTACAACAATCAGTGCTAGTGGAACAATCACTGGTGATGTAACTGGTGACTTAACTGGAATTGCAAGTCAAGCAACAGCATTACGTACAGGTAGAACTATTGCAATTACAGGAGATGGAACTTATACATCGGGGTCATTTGACGGTAGTGCAAACGTAACTGGTGCATTAACATTAGCGGCTAGTGGAGTTTCAGCAGGCTCATACGGCGACGCCTCAAACGCAGTTGCATTAACAGTTGATTCCAAAGGACGAGTTACAGCAATCTCAACAAATGCAATTGCCGCAACTTACTCAATTACTGGTGATAGTGGATCAAAGACTATTGCATTAGCATCTGAAACAATTGCTTATACAGGTGGTACTGGTGTAACAACCGCAGTATCCGACGCTGGAGATTCAATTACATTTGCAATTGGACAAGCAGTTGGACTATTTGACAACGTATCATTTACAACAATTGGTGGTACTGTTATTACAGCAAGTACTAACTTTGCAGGTGATATAACTGGTGACTTAACTGGTGGTGCAACAATTGGTGCAGGTAAAACATTAGATGTAGATGGTGTTGTAGATATTGATGCAAGTTCAGGTAACATGGACGGCGTTATTATTGGTGCAACAACAACTGCGGCAGGTTCATTTACATCAATTAATGCAAGTGGTGCAATTACAGGTGACTTAACTGGTACAGCAGATGTTGCTACAGCAGTTACTTTAGTTGCTTCTAACAGCACAGACTCTGCACATTACATTAACTTTACTGATTCTGCAACAGGCAACGAGAATATTAGAACTGATACAGGACTTACGTTTAATCCAAGTAGTGATACATTAACAACTACAACGTTTAGTGGTGCATTAACTGGTAACGCAAGTACAGCTACAGCATTTGCAAGTACTATGACACTTTCCTTAGGCGGAGATTTAAGTGGTTCAGTTGCATTTGATGGATCTGGCAACGCTACATTAAACGCAACTATTGCCGCAGATAGTATTGCACTCGGAACTGATACCACTGGAACTTATGTTTCAAGTATTACAAACGGTGATTACATTACAGGTGGTAACGGTGGTAGCGAAGGCGCCGCATTAACACTAGCAGTTGATGCTACTACAGCAAATACAGCAAGTAAAGTTGTTGCACGTGATGGTAGCGGTGACTTTGCCGCAGGCACAATTACTGCCTCATTAACAGGTGACGTAACTGGCAACTTAGCAGGTAATGTAACGTCAGCAGGAACAAGTTCTTTTGCAACTGCAACGTTTAGCGGTGATTTAACTGGTAACAATGCAGGCACCGCAGGTGTTGATGTGTTATGGTCAGGCGATACAAAAGCTGGACTATTTAGAGTAGTTGCAAGCTCAACATACGATCAAGTTATTGTTGGTGGAGATTCTACTTCTGGAGACTTAGTAACAGGAGCAACATTAAGAATTGTTGGTACTGATTCAATACAGATTCCAGCAGGTAGTACTGCACAACGTCCAGGCACTGGTGCAACTGGTATGTTACGTTACAACACTACTTCCGGCGCAACTGAAATCCACAATGGTAGCCAATGGGCTGCCTTAGCCACAGACTTTACTGTTATTACACATGATGGTTTTAACGGTGACGGTAGTACAGTTGCATTTACTATGTCTGAATCAACTACTACAGCAGGTGTTATGGTTAGCATTAACGGTGTTATCCAAATTCCAACTACTTCGTATACTGTAAGTGGTGCTACACTAACATTTGATGAAGCACCAGCAACTGGTGATGTTGTTGATGCAAGAATCATTACAACTACTGCTACAGTAGATGCAATGAGCTCGGCTAACACTTTCATGAAACTTGATGCGGCAAATACTGCAATTAATGTATATACCGGAACGTCCGCGGCGGCAGTAACAAGTTTCTGGGACGTAGATGGCGCATATGTTGAAAACAAAACTGGTGTTAGTGTAACAAGTACAATAGCAAACATTGCAACGTTTGCATTAGCAACTTACAGATCAGCTAAGTTTGTTGTACAAAGTACAAACGGAACTGATTATCAAGTTGATGAAGTACTTGTCATACACGACGGAACTACAGCAACAATGACATCATATGGTCAAACAGTTGCCGCTGGAACTACAGCGTTTATGACATTAACAGTAGACATTGATAGCGGAAACGTTAGACTAAGAGGAACTAGCGGTAGTGGAACTTCAACTGTAAGAGTTGCAAAGAACTACATCGTAGTATAATAAAAATAATAAGCTAGGGTGGGATGTCCTGCCCTAGCTTAATTTAACACAGCCTATGGGAGATATGGAACAATGGCAAATAGTAATTTCGTAGTTAAAAATGGTTTAACCGTTGGAGCATTAACAATTGATGCATCGAATGGTAACATCACAACAACAGGCACCATAACAGGTGACGTAAACACTAGTACAATCGCACAGAACGATACTAGTCTTGCAATTAACGACTCAGGGTCTAGCAGTACTTTTGTAGTTACTGTTGATGGAACGAGTCTTTTCAGTATTACTGGAGACGGCATTATTCCGTCGGTTAACTCCAACGGAACAACAGGTTTTGACTTAGGTAGTTCATCATTTGCATGGCGCGACTTGTATGTGTCTGAAGGATCTTTATATGTTAACGGACAGAAAGTGTTATCTGATAACTCAGGTACAATTACAGTCTCAGCTGATACTAACCAAAATATTTCAGTACAAACAGCAGGATCAGGCGATATTGAATTAGACGCTACTGGTTCGGGTCTTGTAGCAATCAAGAGTACATTACAGATTGAAGACGGCGTTAATATCACTAACAGTGGTGGTAATGCAATTTCTTTTGCTAATAGTATTGACGTTGATGCAATTGAAAGCAGATCAACTGACACTAACTTAACACTTTCAGCTAACGGCTCAGGTATTGTTACAGTTAACGATTCATTGACAGTCACAGGTGACTTAACAGTTTCAGGAACTACAACAACAGTTAATTCAGAAACAATCAACTTAGCAGACAACATCATCCAAATTAACAGTAACTTTACATCTGGTACACCAACTGAAGATGCTGGACTAACAGTTTTAAGAGGCGGTTCTGCTTCTAAGACTCTACTTTGGGCAGAAAGTACTGATCGTTGGACAGTTGGATCTGAATCTTTTGTAGCTGGCACATTTATTGGTGATTTAACAGGCGATGTAACAGGTAACGCAGATACAGCAACTACTCTTGCAACTACAAGAGCAATTCAGCTTACTGGTGCCGTTACTGGTACTGCAAACTTTGACGGTAGTGCGGCAATTACTATTTCTACAACTGCTACAGCAGATCCAACCATTACACTAGGTGGTGATTTAAGTGGTGCTGTAACACTAACAAACTTAGCAAGTGGTACATTAACTGCAACTGTTGGCACACTTAACCAAAGCACAACTGGTAGTGCGGCCACGCTTACAACTGCAAGAGCAATTGAAGTAAGTGGTGCTGTAACTGGTACTGCAAACTTTGATGGTAGTGGTGCAATTAACATTAGTACAACTGCTACAGCAGATCCAACCATTACACTAGGTGGTGATTTAAGTGGTGCTGTAACACTAACAAACTTAGCAAGTGGTACATTAACTGCAACTATTACCAAAGATCCTATAGTCTCACTAACAGGTGCAGTCACAGGTAGTGGTACAATGACCAATCTTGGTAATGTAAGTATTGCTACAACTGCTACAGCGGATCCAACAATTACACTAGGTGGTGATTTGTCAGGTAGTGCTACACTTACTAACTTAGGCAATGCTACACTAACAGCAACTATTGTAGCTAACTCAGTTGCATTAGGAACTGATACTACAGGTAACTATGTAGGAGCAGGTGCAGTAAGTGGTGTAGGACTAAGCGGTAGTGTTAGTAGTGAAGGTGGAACATTTACTGTAACATCAAACGCAACTAGTGCAAATACTGCAAGTGCAATTGTAGCAAGAGATGGCTCAGGTAACTTTAGTGCAGGCGTTATTACTGGTACAGCAACTGCCGCTAGATACGCTGATTTGGCAGAACGTTACGAAGCAGAATCTACAGTAGAACCAGGTACAGTTGTACACTTTGGTGGTTCTAAAGAAATCAAAGAATGTGATGAAGATATGTGCTCACGTGTAGCAGGTATTATTAGTACAGCACCAGCTTACATGATGAACTCAGACGCTGGTAATGACGAAACTCATCCATACGTTGCATTAAAAGGTAGAGTACCGTGTAAAGTTCAAGGTACAGTACAAAAAGGCGACATGATGGTTTCAGCTGGTAATGGTAAAGCAAGAGCAGAAGCAAACCCAACAATGGGATCTGTAATTGGTAAAGCATTAGCAGATAGCGAAGGCGAAGCAGTTATTGAAGTTATAGTACTTTAATTACATATTGATACGTTAAATTGAAAAAGGGCCTGTTGGCCCTTTTTCTACGACTAGCATAAACGTATAAATACATGCGAGAGTTATAATACTAGGAATTACAATATGCCATTAACAAGACCAACTGCATCGCAGGTTAATTTTGCTGTAACTGATATTAGTGACCCTCTCCTACGAATTAATAGCGGGGAGACAGGAACAGCTGACAAAGATGCAGGTATTGTTATTGAACGCGGCAATGATACTAATGTTGCATTGCTATGGGACGAATCGGCTAACGAATTTGGGCTAGTTAATACATCAGAATCTGGATCAACATCTGGTAATGTAACTATAGCAAGTTATGCAAACTTACACGCTGGAACAGTTGGTGTTGGTGAAGTAAGTGTTTTAGAAACAGTAGCAATAACTTTAGCTACAACAACACAAACTGCTATTGACACTTTCTCGGTTAGTACGTACAGAAGTTGTAAGTATGCAATTCAGGCAACTAATACTGTAACAAGTGAATATCAAGTAGTTGAAGTGTTATTAATACACAATGGATCAACAGCATACATTACTACATACGGAACAATCTATACTGGTAGTGCAGAATTGGCAACCTTTGCTGTAGATATTAGTAGCGGAAGTGTTAGATTATTAGTAACTGGAGCAAGTGCAAATAGCACACAATATAAGATAACGAGAATGAGTACAGTTGTATAGCCTCAGTGATAACTCTGCCTGTTGTTATCTAAACTGTTTATTTTAGTTACCTATAGGGTGTTTTTTATTATCTTTTAACTCCGTATGGATGCCTATGTTTGAGTTGGGTACAACTGTTTATCGAATGTAAAATGTTTGTATTATCGCTAGTATTTCCAACTTAGATCATTATTGAATAAATAGTGTTAATAGAAGAACACCTTAAAGGAGCAAGAGCCATATGTATACTATTGAGCAAAAATTTCGTGCCTCGTACGCTGGAGAAGACATTACCACTATCTTAAAATTTGAAAATGGACAACAGCCGCCAGTTAAAGAATGGGTGGCTAATAATGTATTTAACAACTACGTTACTACACAAGCAATCGTTATAGGCGGTGGCGAAACAAGTTTTAGACGAAATTTATTAACAAAAATTAAAAATCATAGAGGCGGTTTGTTATCTGCTAACAAGCTACAAACATATGGTACAAACGATACTTGGAAGCATATCAAATGTGATTTTCTAGTTGCTATCAGTGATGCCAATGTTAAACCAATTGTTGATGCAGGCTATTGCAACGATAATATTGTATACACCAGCTCAAACATGATTCTAGACTATCCAGGAAAAATGTACTTAGTACCACAAGATCCACCATGGAACAGTGGTGCTATTGCGGCCTACTTAGCGGCATTTGATGGACATAAGAAAGTGTTTCTATTAGGATTTGAAGCTGACTCAGGAATAGATAAACCGTTCTGGGTTAAGTCGGCAAAAATAGTATTTGATACTTACCCTGAAACTGAGTTTGTATATATTACAGATCAGGCCGCTGGTCTTATTCCAACCGAATGGGACGGAAGTTCAAACGTTAGACATATTGATTTAGACACCTTTATCAAGGAAGCTGACATCGGTTAATTCTTGGATTGTTTCAAGTTTTTTAATAATATTATCAAATTTAAAAGAACGCCATACCCCCGGATGTAAAGGCCGGGGGTATTTCTTTATCGGCACCCAACAATATCCTTGGTGTTCTTCGTTTAACGTTGGTAAGAATTCTTCTTCAACTATACCCAAATATGTGTGAAACACAAATTTTTCGTTATTACTAGTAAATGTTTCTAATGGACTAATTTTTGGTATACTAACATCACCAATCTCTTCTTGCATTTCTCTAATGAGTCCCTGGATTGGTGTTTCATTAGATTCAACCTTGCCGCCGGCTAACCCCCAGGTATTTCCAAAGTTTCCGCTGTCTTCTCTTAATAAGAAAAGATAGCGTTTAGTAGATTTAGCATAGACCATGCATCCAGTGGCTACTAGAGTACGAGTCGCCACTCGCCTTCTCGGTACAGGCCTTCGATGCTTTTTGTCCATTCGTTATTATGCCATTTGTATTGTGTATTTGTATTTAAGTTAGTTACGTACTGTACATCATTTTGTGTACTGGCGTCAAACACAACTCTCCAGGTATTGTCGGATATATCATATTCGATAATATCATTTGCCTTTGCAATGAAATTGCGATTTGCTCCACCCCCCCATGCATCAGCACTTTCGGTATTAATACCGCTACCAATATCTCCTAATGTTAAGTATCTAACATTAGTTCCGTTACGGGCTACGGGTCTTCCTTGTCCTGGAGAATACACATCTGACGAGTCATACATTAAGTCTATTAGGTTATTATTAAACGGATCAATAATTGCATCAATACCACCGTCTACTGTATTAGCTGGAAAACTGTCCGAATCGGTTGATGTTACTAATAATTGCCCAGTATTTGCAGGGTTAAAGTTAACAAACAATGTCATTTCGTAAGTTCTGCCAATGTCTGTTAATCTAATTTCTGTTAGTCCTGGTTGTAACGTACCGTAATGGTCAATTAAACTAGCCCAATTAGATTCGTTTCCATTTGATATAGTTAAATCACCAGTGGGTCCAGACGAGACTGCTTCGTTCTTTAACAACGATATTTTATCTCCTGCATAGATAATACTAAATCCATATGGTTCAACAATTCTACGAGACAAGTAAGAAGCATCATCAATTACATCTCTTCTAATTGCTCCAGTGGAGTCGTATACACTAGATACTGCACTTAAAATAACACCAAGTCGTTTTACTCTAGATGGCGGACTAATCCAAATTGGAAGACTGAATGTCATAGTTGATATACTAATATCATTGTTACCATTCATTGGGACTGTTCTACTATCCCATCTAGTATTAGTTAACCGAACTGCACTTATACTAGTCCAGTCAATATAATTCTCTGTACTTTGAATTTCAAGAGATGGATTAAATAATGTAGCAATTTGTTCAAGCAACTGTAACTTCTGTTCTGTACTACTTGTCCATATATCTAAACTGAGTGTTAATTCATACGGTACTGGCATTGGACGTTCGACTGTATAACTATCAAATTCACTTTCATTATATGCATTTGTATCGTTATCAAACCTATGTTGTCTTAGGCTAATCTTATTAACATGAAATGGTTCTTGCATTCTCCCTTGATCGTATACAAGATCGGTAATATACACAGACATCGCTGGAACGCTAGGCATAGTATTTTCGCTATTATTCTGAAGAATTGACTGGGCCTGTCGACTTGAGTCTCCGTACATTACAGGAACACGTTGAATAGCAGTAGCACCTGCAGGAGTGTCGGACCCAAATTCTACATAAAAGTTACTTACCATACGAATAAATTGTTGGACAAATCTACGTATTTGTCCGTCGTAGTAAAAATTTTGATGATTAGTCTCAGCCATTGTTATCCGCCTTTGGAGTGAACGCCTTAGATAAGCTCTGACGTTCTTGAAGTGTATTAGTTGAATCTGCTGGATCTACATATGTAGTATTGTTACGCATAAATGATGCTCTCTGAGTCTGGTTCCCACTTGCATTGTTTGTTATGTTAGTACGTAAATCGTCGACTTGTTTAACCCAGCGTTTACCGTCGTATTTAAATAACCTATTAGGTAAAAAATCAATTCGTAAGTAGTGATCGCCAATAGCTGGCGACGCTGGGAAAGATAAACCTGAACCGATCGTTCCATCAAATATTGCTTGTGTTAAGTAACCCTCAACTCGTTGTTCTGTATTTTGCGTTGTTGCAGAATCGTTAGAGGCATTAATTGGAGCACCAGTGGTATCAGTACTCTTACTTTCGCCGGTGTCATCAGCAGTAATACCAATGTCGTCTGCACTTGGCAGATCGTCTGTTGTAGTAAATTCTTTTAATTCAAATATATGCTCAACATCAAATCCTGACTTAGGCACTTCTGCTTCGGCTTGTTGGATAACAGCATCATTAATAGCAATGTTTTTATCATACGTACTAAGAATTTGACTAATTGTTGTTGAATTTCCTTCAACAGCAATTTTATTAAGAATGTCTTTGTATTCTTGTGAGTCTACCATTGGATCAAACTTAACACGCCATAAATGAGGCCACCAAGTTGGAGTAAAGCCTTCTGATGCAAAACTAGCATCTCCGGCTACATAGTATCTTTTTAACGCCGCTGGTAACTCTTCGTCAAGGGCATTAAAATCTTTAAGGTGTGGCAATTCCATAACATCACCAGCTATAATTTTACGTCCAAGGCGCGAAACCATATCGTTGATATGGAACGTTACAATAATAGTAGCACCGGTTAAGAATATACCAAATTGTGATAAGTCAAAATCACTATCGCCGCGTGTGTAGTGAGCACGTAGTTCGTATACGTCATCATCATATTTGCGGTCTCGGTTTTCTACAAAAAGTAAGTCTTGTATATTCTGTTCGCTTTGTGTTGCATATGAAGGTGTAGTAACATCTCCTATATTTCCTTGATCTTTAGTGCCAACATACTTATGTAGGTGAATACCAGTTCCACCAATGGTGAACATTTCAGAGATTCGACGATCCATAAACTTGTAATCGTTGCTATGTTGTCCGTCTTTCCAGAGGCTAATTCTAGGCATTTTTCCTGGCTTCCTTATTCATTTATACTCTTATTTATTGAAATGTTTACCACCGTGGTTAAATAAAAGGTTGACAAACACTCTGTATGTGTTATAATAGTGTTTGTATTGTAAAAAATAGGAGTCATATCCGATGGCAGTTACTAAGAATAAGCTAAGAGCACCAACAAAACGAAAAACACCCAGGGCAAAAGCTCATATTCGTCGTGGTAGCAAATTAGTAGAACCAAGTTGGGACGGATGCGAAACTTGGTCTGGTGAAGTGTACCATAAGTTTGTACGTCAAACAGCAAGCTGGTATTATTCTGAATTTAAACATGCTGATCTACAGCCGTTTCTCTGGGATTGGATGAAAGATAACGGGTATACTTTAACAGAAATTAAACAAGCAAAAGCCGCGCCAGGACATAGTATCTCAACAGTAGCCTGTTATAATGCACGGATGCTAACACTAGGTCGCTTAGACTACTACGAACCACATGACGAGTATTGGCAGAGCCTTGCTGGAACTATGGGAACGACAAAGCCATGCAATGAATGGGTACGAAGTGCAATCCAGGTAGCAATAGATCTTGGCAAGCCGTTGGTAGCACAGAAAGAAGCTGACGACAAAGCCGCTAAAGCAAAAGGTTCCTATTACAGGCCAACAATCCAAGATCGCCTAAATGAAAAAGTTGACGAAATCCTTGGAGAACTTGAAGGTCGCTACGACGAAGTAATTATGGGATCTAAGAGTGCTAAAGCAGATGCATACAAATTATTCCAAGATGAAAAGTTGCCGCAAGCTAAGATTAGTAATGTTGTTGAGTTTATACAGAAACACAAAGAAGGTCTAGAAGCCGACTGGAAAGATCTTAAAAAAGGTGACGAGCAGTGCAAAGAAGCTTATGCACACATGAAACCAGCAGATTGGAAACGCCATATTGCATGGTACGAGGATGTACTAGCAGATTGTCAGAGTTTTGCACAACTTAAAAAGACTACACGTAAAGCTCGTGTTAAGAAGATGCCAAGCAGAGATAAACTTGTAGCCAAACTCAAGTATAAAGCAACAGACGATACTGTAAAAGTAGCAAGTATTAACCCTGTTACTATTATTGAAGCTGAAGTGCTTTGGGTATATAATACTAAAACACGTAAACTTGGCAAGTACGTTGCTGAACAACATCACAGGCTTGGGGTTAAAGGTGCTAGTATTATTGGATTTGACGAAAGTCAAAGTGTTCAAAAGACATTACGTAAGCCTATTGAACAACTAGCTACCTTCCAAAAAGCTAATAAGATTAACCTTCGGAAGTTTATGTCTACTATTAAAACCACCGAAACAAAACTTACAGGTAGGATAAACAACGAAACGATTTTACTTAAAGTCGAGTAACAAAAGAATCCTGCTAAATACATTATATTAATAGTAGGATTCTCCAATGGCAACACCAAAATCTGGATTAAATAATGATGGTACTGTAGTTACCGATAGCTTGTTTGATGCCGGTACCGGCACTGGCGCAGGTCAAATTGAGTTTGACGGATCTTCATTACCAGCAGTAAATTTGCTTAAAAAACAAATTGAAGATTACGCTCGGTTAAAGTTAGGTGATGGATTAGTTGATGTTGAGCTTGATAAAGAGCATTATGATCTTGCAATAGCAAATTCTCTTACTAAGTTTCGTCAGAGAAGCAGTGCCGCAACAGAACAAAGTCATGCATTCTTAAAGCTATTACCAGAAACATCAGAGTATATTTTACCGTCGGAAATTATGACAGTTAATGCAGTGTATCGTAGAGGGATTGGGAGTGTAACAGGAAATACTGCTACACAGTTTGAACCATTCTCAGCAGGATACATGAACACATATATGCTAGTAGCTGGGCGTGTTGGCGGCCTATTAAGTTACGAACTATATGCACAATACCAAGAACTAGCAATGACTATGTTTGGTGGCTACATTCAGTTTAACTGGAATAATTCTAACAAGAAGTTAACAATTATTCGTAAAATTCCACAAGGAAGCGACGAAGTAGTTGGGTTACTAGTAAACAATTATAAACCAGATCTAATGTTATTAAATGATCATATGGTTTATCCATGGTTGCAAGACTATGCATATTCATTTGCTAAACGTATACTTGGCGAAGCACGTAGCAAGTTTGCAAGTATTGCAGGACCAAGTGGCGGTACAGCCTTAAACGGCCCAGCATTAATTTCAGAAGCTATGGCAGAGTTAGACGCACTTGAGCAACAATTAAAAGATTATGTAGATGGCGGAATGCCTCTAACATGGGTTACAGGGTAAGCATTATGAGAGCATATGATTTCCTACCAGAAAGTACTGAGCAGTCATTAGAAGAACACGAACTTGTTTGGGCTAAAACCAAACGTGGTCCTGTAATGAAATGGCGTTGTAAAAGTGGTATGCGTAAAGGTAGAGTCGTTCCGGCTGTAATAGATTGTAGTAAACCAATAGACATTAAAGCACGTGAGCGTATGAAGCTAACACGCAAAAACACCCAGCGAGCCGCCGCACGTAAGTCCAAAAAAACTAAACGAGTTAATCCATATAGTCGTTTGGCAAAAATGCTTAACAAATCCAGAAGAAGATAGTTGACAACACTGTAATTTCTTGCTATAATACTTGTACACTTAAACTGTAAAGGATTATAATGAGCTTACCAAAGTTATTAGTAGTTGGTCACGGGCGTCACGGCAAAGATACAGTCTGTGCAATGCTAGAACAATATGGATATACATTCCAGTCAAGTTCCAAATTCTGTTCTGAACTATTCATTTTTAAGGAACTAAAAAACAAGTACGGTTATGCAGACGAAGAAGAGTGCTTTGAAGATCGGCACAATCATCGTACTGAATGGTACGACATGATTCACGGCTATTGCAGTGATGACCTAGCTAAACTAGGTAGAAGTTTATTTTTTAAACATGACATTTATTGCGGATTGCGTAATAAACGTGAATTCTTTGCAATGCAAAATGAAGAAATTTTTGACTATGCTATTTGGGTAGATCGGTGTGATCATTTACCTACCGAAGATCCAAGTAGTATGAGCATTGAACAGTGGATGTGCAATTATACCATTGATAACAATGGTGATTTAGCCCGTTTAACAAACAATGTTCATATACTAATGAAGACGCTACTAGTAAACAATAAAATTAAATCTAATATGAAGATTCTTAAAAATCACCAATCTGTGGACTAACAACCCAGGCTAGCCTACTTGTATATATTTCAATTTTACAATTAGAGCATATTGTTTTAAGATTAAAGCTATCAACACTGGATAAGTTTCCATCTACATGGAACACAAACATTTGTTTAGATGACTTTGACTTGAAGTTACATTTCTCGCATCTGTCTTTTTTGCGATAGCCCATACGGTACCACTGCGGCGCCGCCGGCTTTAACTTCTTCTTCTTGCGACTGCAAGAATCGCACACTTTCCTGTAATATGTTTTGTTGCCCTTACGACAATTAATGGCTACAGGCCTTTCTTCGCACACAGGGCATATTTCTCTATCGTTCATACATGTATTTATTAGCATACCTTAATTAAGGGCAGACTAACTGCCCACTTTTGGGCCACAATCAATAAATACATTTAAGTAAAAGAGATAGTATGGTTTGATACATTCTCTTTTGTAGAACATTATATATGTAATAAAGGAAGAAAAAAAATGGCATTAATTTCACCAGGTTTAGAGCTTAGTGTTACCGATGAGAGTGCATACGTACCAGGTGCCGTCGGAACAGTACCTCTAGTATTCCTAGCAACAGCACAAGACAAAATTTATACAGGCACGACAGTTGCCGCTGGTACATCTAAAGCTAACGCCGCTCAATTGCAAGCGTTCACTAGCCAACGTGAAATTGTCACTCAACTTGGCGCTCCAATATTTAAACAGAGTGCAAGCGGAACACCAATTCATGCTTCACCATTAAACGAATACGGATTAATGTCTTCTTACTCCGCACTAGGACTTAGCAACAGACTATATGCTATCCGTGCAGACGTTAACTTAACTGAGCTTGAAGCAACTAGTGTTCGACCAATTGGTGATCCAACTAATGGAACAATTTGGTTAGACTTGGGTTTAACCGATTGGGGAATTTACGAATGGAATGCTACAACTAGCAAATTTGTTAAGAAAGTTCCAATTATTATTGACACCGATGAGGAAATTAACCCAGCTACATTAGGCACAGGTAATTATCCACAAACAGGACTTGGAAGCAACGGTGATTATGCAATAGTTACAGTTGGTAGTAAAACCGCCACTGCTCAGAACAGAATTTATAAGAAAGACTACATAGGTTACTGGAGACGCTTAGGAATTGATAACTGGTACAGTTCAAATCCATCTATACAAGCAACAGTTGCAAACCCAACTCTAGTTACTGCTGAAACAATTACTCTTAATGGAGTTACTATTACACTAAGTGGTACAACAGTTACAACCCTTAAAGCGGCATTTGATGCGGCGGCAGGATTAACAGGTATTACAACATTCATTTCAAATGGTACATTACAGATTTTTGCTGATACTACAGCAAAATCAAACGGTGTTGATGCTGACGGTAAACTTGCTATTGCAAACGGCACAGGCACAATGCTTGCACGTTTAGGCATTACAGCAGGAACATACAATGGTCCAGATTTATTCCACGGAACATATGTTGACGTTCCAGCGTGGAGAGCATCAGATACAGACCCAAGGCCATCAGGTAGTGTTTGGATTAAAACTTCTACATTAGGTTCTGGTATGAACTTAAACCTTAAGAAGTATAACATTGAAACAGATAAGTTCACTGCAGAAGCAGTTACAGTTGGCGAAGACTTTGCTAAAATTGGTTTTGCATTAGATCCTAACGCAAATACATTTAGTACTCCTTTTGGTACTAAAGTTGCAGTTCATAGAAAAGGTGGAACAGCCGGTAATGATATAAGACTATTTCAAAGAAGAGCAGTTGGCAAGGCAATAAGCAATGGTACACCAACTGGACTTAGCGGCGGTGGAACTATAACAGTTACAACTACTAAGAGTGGATTTGACACTTTCTTTACATATTCATTGACAATGGGCGTTACAGTTACTACTGCAAACGACTGGGCAACAAGATTTTCTTCTTACGGTATTCCGGAAGTTTCTTGTACAGCAAACGCAGATGGAACTATAACAATTACTCATGAAACTGGTGGTGTTGTTACACTTAAAGATGTAACTGGCACTATGGTTAGTGGCGCCGGCTTTACATCAGCTAACTTCCTTGATGATGGTGCTGGAACTATTACTTTAAGTAACTGGAACCTTGTTAAATACGAAGCAAGTATTACTAAGCCTTACAAAGAGCCAGTAAACGGTACATATTGGTACTACGGTGATGCAACTACAGTTGACATTATGATTAATGATAATGGTTGGAAAGGTTATAAGAACCTAAGCAACGATGCACGTGGTTATAACTTAGGAAACACTGACCCAGGTGGGGTTGTTGTTACAGCAAGTAAGCCAATTTCACAGTCCGACGGTACTGCATTAGTAGCAGGCGATCTTTGGTTAGATACAAGTGACTTAATTAACTACCCAAAACTTTATCGTTATACATCTACTAGTGAGTTTGTTGCTATTGATGCAACAGATAGATTTAGTCAGAACGGTATTGCTTTTGCAGATGCACGTTGGGACGGAGCAGGCACAACAGACGTTGTAGCAAGTAACATGCCAACTACTAAGAGCTTGTTAACAAGTAACTACACTGACTTAGATGCTCCTAACTACAAATTGTATCCAAGAGGATTACTACTTTGGAACACAAGACGTAGTGGCTTTAACGTTAAGAAGTTTGCTAACGAATACTTTAACGATAATAGTTTTCCAGGAAAATCACTACCAGCTATCAAAGATACTTGGGTTAGTGTTTCAGGGTTAATGGATAGCCAGGCACCATTTATGGGTACTGCCGCACAACGCAACATGGTTGTTAAAGCTATGAAGTCAGCAGTTGATGCAAATATTCAAATTCGTGAAGAGCAATTTGCTTATAACTTAATTACTGCTCCTGGATTTCCAGAAGTAATTCCAAATATGGTAGCACTTAACAACGATCGTAAGAATACAGCGTTTGTTATTGGTGACACTCCAATGCACTTACCAGCAAATAGCATTGCGTTTGCTAACTGGGCTAACAACACTAACGGCGACGGCCTAAGTACAGCAGATCCGTACTTAGCTGTTTACTATCCTTCCGGTAAGACAAACGACCTTTCTGGAAACACTATTGTTATGCCACCAAGTCATATGGCATTACGTACATACATCAGAAACGATAATGTAAGTTATCAATGGTTTGCACCAGCAGGTGTTAGACGTGGATTAATTGATAATGCCGCTGATATTGGTTATGTTAACCAAACAACAGGTGGCTTTGTTAGAAATGCTATTAACAATGGTTTACGTGATGCACTTTACGAGAACAGGATTAACCCATTTACAATCCTTCCAGGTGTTGGATTAGTATGTTGGGGACAAAAAACCCGTAACCCAGTTGCGAGTTCAATGGATAGAGTTAACGTTGCAAGACTAGTTAACTATATCAGAACAATCCTTGCAAATGTCGGTAACGCATTCTTGTTTGAACCAAATGATAAGATTACAAGAGACCAGATTAAGAATATCATTGAAGGCGCAATTAACGACTTGATTGCAAAACGTGGTATATACGATTACCTTGTTGTATGTGACGAAACAAACAACACACCGACTCGTATTGCACGTAATGAACTATATGTTGATATAGCAATCGAGCCAATGAAAGCAGTTGAATTCATATATATTCCAATCCGCTTAAAGAACCCAGGTGATATTGCCGCAGGGGTCTAAATAATCAATAAAAATCGACAACTAAGGCTTAACTGGTCTTAGTTGTCGATATAATACAGATAAATACTTCTGTATAAGGAGAACATAACATGTCAGTTGCAAGTTTAACAAAATTTACAGTTCCATTAGCTACAGACCAGAGTCCAACCTCACAAGGTCTGTTAATGCCAAAACTAAGCTATCGCTTCCGCGCCAGCTTTGATAACTTTGGTGTTAGTCAACCTAAATCGGAACTGACAAAACAAATCGTAAGTATCGCTAGACCACAGGTTGCATTCAACCCAATTACTATTGACACTTACAACTCAAAAGTTTACCTACAAGGTAAACCGGAATGGCAAGAAACATCAGTCACATTACGTGATGACGCTGGTGGAAACGTTGCACGCCTAGTAGGTGAGCAAATTCAAAAGCAATTTGATTTCTTAGAACAAGCAAGTGCCGCATCAGGTATTGATTATAAGTTCTTGCTACGTTACGAAGTATTAGATGGCGGAAATGGATCATTAGACCCACAAATCCTTGAAACATGGGAAATGGTTGGTTGTATGCTTTCAAACGTTAACTACGGTGAGATGGCTTACGATAATAATGAGCCAGCAACAATCCAGTTAAGCATTAGATTTGATAACGCAATACAATCACCAGTTGGTGTTGGTGTTGGTACGTTAGTTGGAAGATCAGCCGCAGGAGCAATTACTGGTTAGTATTAATTTATACCAGATGACTCAATATAAAAATAAAAGTATAGTAAACAGCTAAAAAACTGTAAAATAAATTTGTTAACACTGAAACCCGGATAGAAATATTCCGGGTTTCTTTTTGAGATAAATACTATTATGAACATTAACCAATTTTTAAAACAGTTTTCAACAGGTGATCAGCTCAAAGATTATAGTCATGCGAGTAAGATATACGTTGCTGACAACTTTAGACTATCTCCTAAATATGGCTTTCTCTACCATGTAGCGTTTGACTTAAATCCCGGCATTACAAAAACTCCAAATTCCGAGCAGTTAGAACTTGGTATGATGGTAAAGCAGGTTAATTTACCGGGCTTTAAGGTTAATGTTAAAAAGCAAAACGCTTACAATAGATGGAATTACACTCAGACAAAAATTGATTACGAGGAAGTAAGACTTACATTCCACGACGATAGTGCTGATGTTGTACGAAATTTCTGGTATGATTACTATAGTTACTATTACAGAGACAGTGACTATTACGATAGTGTCTATAGACAAGGTCATAAGTATGCGCCGTCAGTGGGTGCGGCATGGGGTTATACCCCACGTAGTTACCCATCAATGAATCCAGTAGATGAATTTTCTGCGTCACCAACTATTGATGCCCAGTTACAATTTATAAATGCAATTCACATTTACAGTTTTCATCAAAAGAGATTCAGTAAGTACACATTAATAAATCCAATCATTAGTTCATTTAAGCATGGTGAGCACGAAGCAGGAGCTGGCGACTCGTTACTATCGCATGAAATGTCAGTAAGCTACGAAACAGTTAAGTATGCAACAGGTACAGTTACAGGGAATAATGTTAAAGGCTTTGCTGACTTACACTATGATAAATCACCAAGTCCGTTAACACCAGCAGGCGGCGGCACTAATAGTATTGCCGGTCCAGGAGGTCTACTTGAAACAGCAGACGAAATCCTTGAAGATTTAGCCGAAGGTAACATATCAAGTGCATTAGTAAAAGGAAGTAGAGCATTAGCTAACTTTAAGGGTGCTGATCTTAAAGCAATAGCAAGTGGTGAATTAGGACAAATAGGAAAAGATATCTTAAGTGGGCAAAATCCATTAGATAGATTAAATGTACCTGGCGTTAGTAATTTAAGCACAGGCCCATTAGCAAAAGGATTAAAGCAAATTGGTTCATCTGTTGGTGGTGCAATTGACACAGGATTCTCCTCTATTGGCGGGTTAAGTTCGTCGGTATCTAGCAATGGTAGCTTATTAAGTCAAGCATCAAGTTTTGCTAGCCAAGCAAAAGGTGCATTGAGTAGTCCTGTTAACGCCTTACCACTTATAGACCGAGCCGTATCGTTTGGAAACGCAGTATCAGTTGCATCAGCAAAAGCAAAAGAAGTAGAAGTAAGAAGTCAACTTAATCAGATAAGCACAATAACATAATGTCATATAACAACATCTTAACAAATATTACCAGCCCTGATGTTTCTAGTACAAACAACAAAGTAAACGGGTTCTTTACTAATTATTTTGACCGTATAGTTGATATTAGCGGCCCAGAGAATGATGTTATTATTTCTCATTTTGAATTGTACACAAAAGGAAATAAGGTTGCGGCTAGAGCGTTAGCAAGTGCAGTTATTTTTACAGCACAAAAGTTACAAGCAGAACCAATGGCGGTTCTTGAAGATTTTAAAAAAGTACCAATAAACAGTTTAAGTAGTTATCTTTGTATGTACTTAAATCTTAACAGACAAGGTACTAGTTTACTAGGAGTTAATAATGCTAAGGTTCGTAACAAGTACGTCGAACGTAGCATTTTACCATGAGCAATAACTACTCTCAAGGTAAATTTCAAGTAAAAAATCCAGAGAAGTATGTAGGAAAAGGTGTTCCTACATTTAGAAGTAGCTGGGAACATGTTTTTATGTCATTTTGCGATAACAACCCCAATATACTTAAATGGGCAAGCGAAGCAGTACGTATTAACTACAAGAACCCTTTTACTAATAAACCTACTATCTATGTCCCAGACTTTTTAATATATTATATTGACCGCAATGGTAAGCATTGTGCAGATCTAATTGAAGTTAAGCCTAAAAAAGAAACAAGTTTAACTGAAGCAAAAAGTCGTAGAGATCAAGCATATACTATACTTAATATGGCTAAATGGGAAGCCGCTAAAAATTGGTGTAAGCAAAAAGGCTTAAACTTTAAAATAGTGACAGAAGAACAAATTTTCCATCAAGGGAATAAACGATAACATACAACGTTTTTAGTATATGATAAACTTAAAAGGCGGTCTCGGGTCGTCTTTTTTTATGACTACGTAATATTGTCGTAAATACATTAAACTATACAAGGCATCTAGGTATGACTAAAAAATTAGAAGAATTCTTTAATGTAGATACAGTAGATTTACACGAGTCCCAATATGATAATAGTAGTCCACCAGAAGTTAATACTGAAGTAGTAAAATCTGAAATTGAGTCTGGTGTAGATACTATTAGGGCAGTTAATACTGCTATTGATAAGATTGACTTTGCTTTACCTACTATTAGAGATTTAGAAGCAAGCGACGACGAAATGGACGAACTTGCTTCAATTGCACAAGAAAAATTCCAAGACCTTATGGATCTAGGTATGAATGTAGAACCAAGGTTTAGTGGTGTAATTTTACAGACTGCTAGTACATTACTTGGACATGCTATTACTGCTAAAACGGCTAAGATGGATAAGAAGTTAAAAATGGTTAATCTACAGTTACAGAAAGCTAAACTTGATCATCAAATTAGAAAAGACGCAGGCGAATCCGAAGATGGAACTATAGAGGGCACGGGCATAGTAGTCGATCGTGCTACTTTATTAAATGAAATTCTTGCCGCCAGCAAAAAAACAGATAGTTGATAAATACACTATAAAACGAAACAAAGGTGATTGTTTAATGAAAACATTTCAGACATATTATTTCGAAGCTGATAAAACATACCAGTTTCGTATCAAGTTAGCAGGCCTGGAGCCTAAAGGGGAAACTCTTGATCGTATCAAGAGTGCAATTGATGTATTCCAAGTTGAGACAGTTGGTAAGAGCAAGCGTAACCCAGTTAGTGAACAGCCTGAATTTCCGCGACACGGACCAATTGAAACATTCAACATTGATGTAAATGTTAAGTACCCAGCAACACCTGAAGGTATTCATCACCTATTAGTAACTAGAGCAATGATGTCAACAAGCGACGTTGTAGTTGCTCGTGCAGGTGAAGATTTTGATGTAGTCGAAGAAGCAACTGAAGAAAATGATAAAGGCTACCAAGAAACTGTGGGTCAGAAAAGAGTTGATAGTATGCTAAAAGACTTTACTAACAATTCAACTAAATTTGATATTGCTAAGGAAAAATAAAATGGATTTAAAGAAACTTACTAATAAACTAAAGCATATTGAAGAGTTTGCTGAGTTAGGTATTCTAACTGAAGGCTACTACGAAATGCCGTCAATGGATAAAGAACGTTACACTGATTTGAGCCAAGAAGGCCTCGAAGGTCCGTTCATGACCCGTAGTGGTAAAGTAATATACTACGATCCCAAAGAAGGAAAGTATTACGATCGTGATAGTGATATGTATCTATCATATGAAGAGTTTCAGGCATACGACAAAAGCAAGCCAGATGACTATAAGATTACCAAGATGGAATTGCCCACGGAAGCGGCACCACTTGGTCAGCCCAGCAAAGGACAAAATTTTGATCCTGCAATAATTAAGAAAATGCTAGGTCAAAAAGACAAAGAAAAAGAGCAGGACAGTGTTGGCAAAAAAATTAGACTCAGACGTGAAGATGAAGAAGATACCGATGACAGTGGAATGACACAAGCACAAAAAGATAGATTTGATGTACTTTATCAGGCATTAAAAGACGGCCCAGAGCACAACGAAATTAAACGTAAAATCCAAAGCCCAATTGCTACCGACGGCGATTATCATTCAATGGTTAAACGTAAAGCAATGGAAAGTAAGAAAGCTACTGATTCATTCTTAACTGATTATAAATCTATTATGGTGCGTACAAAATGAAAAATTTTAAATCATATCTAAATAATGGGCAAGAGGAAATCTTGGTTAATCCTGACAGTAATGAGGACCAAGGAAAAACACTCAAACTTGACGAACAGCAGGACTCTAAGGATTTAAGTGAAGAACAAGTTTATGCTTACCAAAACGACGAAGTGTCATGCGACGACGATGCAGACATTGTTGGCGAAGAACTAAACGCTATTATGAAGTTAGCAGGAGTACCTGCAACGTCTAAGAAAAAAGTTTGTAAAGATTGTGGATGCAAAATGGATGCTCCAGATTCAAATTGTGGTTGCGGACACGATTCATCTGACAAAGAAGGTAGCTGGTGGGTTGATGAACAGCCAATAAACCTTTACAATAACGATGTTGACGTAGAAGAAGCAGTTACAGGCACAAACAGAATTACAGACATGGAAGAGCTTAATCTTTACGGTGAAGAAGACATAGCAAATAATAGTCAAATGAGTGCAGAAGAACTTAAAGATGCGTTAATTGCTGATATCGATCATTTAATGGATAAAGCCGGAGATGACTTTACTGACAATGATTACATTGTAGATGAAATGGGAGATCTCTTTGCCAACATGCATCTTAAAGCCGACGACGAAACATTAAGTTGTTATACTACAATCAGAGATATGATTGATGAAGACCCAGCAAACGTTTATGAAGCAGGTGAAAAATGTCTTAAAATCTTAGGTGCTCCCGCCCGCATGGAGATGGGTCATGATATTGCAGAAGCATTAAAGGTTGGACAAAAAGTCAAAGTCAAAGACAACGGTGAAATGGTTTCTGGTGTTATAACAAATGTTGGTTCAGGCAAAACATTGGGTGTTGCTGATGTAGAACTACCAGATGGACGTATCAATGTGTATGATACGGATAAAATCATTGATGAAAATAATGAAGATACGTTACAACCATCTAGAATTCCAAGATGGCGTGCTCCTGATAATAAGCCTGCCCGGGGTTATAATGTAAACCGCTCAGAGCTAATGAAAGGCGCCAAAGAAAAGAAGAAGAAGGAAGCTGATCAACTAGCAAGAATTAGGACATTAGCATTTGGTGAAGATAAAGCAATTGAAGAAAGCTATACTGCTATTGGTAAAACATTTGATGAAATGTTTAACATGATGGGCCGTTTACTAAAAATTACACGTCAAGACGGTGTATTAAGTAAGATGGTAGACCGCGAAGGCGGCGACCCAGCATGGATTACTGATGCTAATCAAAAATTAATTGAAGCGATGGAAGCCATTGAAGAAGCACACAGGTTTAGTTACAGGGAAGACCCTAGCGAATGAGAGCTTCTGAGTTTATATACGAATCAAAAAATCGTCTACGTAAAACAGCACAGCATGCTATTCCGGCGGCCCACACATGGGCTACAGACTTTTATGGTGCATATCGATTTGGGTTAGCATTAGCAGGTTCTCCAGACGGTCCGGATATGCCAGAAGTTGGACCTACAGCAGGTAGAATGACAACAGTAGCATACTCCGATGGCGATCAAGCAATACTTGATAAAGCCGCTAAGAGAATGGGTATTAAAAAGAAAGAGAAATTAACTAAAGGCAATAAGAGTCAAGAGATGCCCGACGTTAATACAAAAAGCCCATTTACTCCTAAAGGTCCAGTTAAACGTAAGAACAAATGACCAGATATAGAAACGAGTTAAGCGAACTTGTTAAACTGGCTGGCATCAAACAAGAATCCCCAGAAGACAACATCACTGATACTGCTAAAGAAAAAGCAGAATACCAACGTAAAAACAATGTTGAACCAGGCACTGACCAATGGTTCAAACTTTGGTTTGCTCGCCCTAAACTTACTGGCGAACAGCCGTTTTAATCAATTCCGTAATAAAACTTTAATATTTAAATTTTGCATCCAGGTTAAATAAAGTTGAATAACACTTACTAAGTTACGAGGCTTTTGAATTGGATCAAATAACGTTATGGATGGCCGTTGGCTTTCTATTTGCCGGATACTCAGTTATTGCAAACGACAGTGTACAAACACTAGGTACATGGATTGCAAGTAACAGTCAAAGATTCCATTGGACAACTATGTGGTGCTCTGCTAGTGCAGTTTTACTTTGGGCACTTTGGTATGGTTGGACTGTAAATGGGGGCGATATTAGTTATGGCAGATTAGACAAAATACCATTCCAAGAAGTTAAATGGTATCACGCAATGGCACCATTGGTGTTGTTGCTGTTAACAAGAATAGGCGTACCAGTTAGTACGTCTTTTTTAGTTTTAAGTGCATTTGCAAGTACATTTGTATTAGAGAAGATGCTAGTAAAAAGCATAATGGGATATGCAGTTGCCGCAATATTTGCATATGTATTATGGATACTAATTGCAAAATGGTTAGATGAACGCAACAATCCTGTTAGAGAATCACATAAACCATATTGGCGAGTAGCACAATGGGTTACTGCTGGTTTCTTATGGTGGACTTGGTTAGCACATGATATTGCAAACATAGCAGTATTTCTACCACGCCAAGTACCGTGGGATATGATGGTACTAGTTAGTTTAGTGTTTATTGTAGGTCTTGGATTTATGTTCCGCGAAGGTGGCGGTAAGATTCAACAGATTGTATTAGAGAAACAACATACTAGATACGTTAGAAGTGCAACAATTATTAATGCCGCTTACTTTATATGTTTACTTTTCTTTAAAGAACTAAACAATATTCCAATGTCAACTACATGGGTATTTGTTGGAATACTATGTGGACGTGAACTTGCAATAGGAACATTAAGCAACGGATCATACAGATTAAAGCATGTGTTTCCTATTGTAGGAAGAGACTTTATGAAGATGATGGTAGGATTAGGAGCATCATTAGGTATTGTATTACTAATACATTATGTTCTTGTTCCTAACGGATTTTAACAAAGGATAAAAAGAATGTCAGGCATTGATTTATTATACGAAGGTAAAGCAAAACAAATATATTCAACTGAAAGCGACCGCCATGTTATTATGTACTTTAAAGATGACGCTACTGCTGGTAATAGAGCAAAAGAAGCAAAGTTTGATGGCAAAGGTGCATTAAATTGTAGTATCACAACTAAACTATTTAATAAAATAAATGTACCAACACATTACGTTAAGACATTGTCTGACAGGGAGATATTAGTTAGGAAAGTAGATATTATTCCTATTGAAGTTATTGTTCGTAATAGGGCCGCTGGTACATTTTGTAAACGATATGGACTAGAGGTTGGAACAAAACTAGCACAACCTATTATTGAATATTGTGTTAAGGATGATGATTTAAATGATCCACCAATTTGCGAAGAAGCTATTCTTGCTTTAAAATTGTGTAGTAGAGAGCACTTACACAATATGCATTCTCAGACCGAATACATCAGAACCTTTCTAACTAGTCTTATGGAAGAAATTGGATTTGAATTAATAGACTTTAAATTAGAGTTTGGCATCACTAACGACGGCCAACTAGTTCTTGCAGATGAAATATGTCCTGACACTATGCGACTATGGAAAGACAATCAGAGTTATGATAAGGATCTATTTAGATTAGATTCGGGTGATTTGCTTGCAGGTTATAGAGAAGTTAACCAGCGTTTGGATAACATTGTATAAAGATTACAGATTTTGGTTAAATACTTACTATAAGTGCTTGACATACATGCTCACTTATACTATAATGCGATAGTTGAAAAGGAACTGAACATGATGAAATTCTTAACAGTCATTGCACTATTAACTACAGTAGCTTGTACACCAACTTATAAAAAAGGCGAAGTTGCTTATGATTTTGTAGGTTGTCATACAGTAGGACCTGAAAATCCTAAGAACGGCGAAACAGCATGGGCTATTTGGCCTGGTAATAAGTTAAAAGAAGGGCAGAATCTCTACTTTAAACAAGTTAATAGTGAGACACTTAAAATTGGTAAGGTACAAACGGCAACCCCGTGTGACTAAATGAACGACACTGACAAAAAATCACTTCCCATTGTTAACAAATCTAACGACCAACTTAACAATGGGAAGTATACCCAACGAGCATGGGATAGAATTGTAGGAATTGGAAAAGTTCCGCTTAAATATAAGCATATTAATCTAGATAAGAAGTCAGAGAAAGACTAAATTCTTGAAGCCCTAAGTAAGGTAACCATTCTTCTCTAAGTTTAATTCTACTAGGACGTTTGCGCCATTTGCTTACTAAGTGATAGTATTCTGGACTAAACGGAGCTCGGATTGGTTTTTGAATCTTAGATCCTTTTTTAGAATTACAAGTCCTGCATGCAGTTACACAATTTTCCCAGCCATAAAATCCACCAGCACTCTTAGGAATAACGTGATCTATCGTTAAATCTTTTGATTCGAATACATCAGAACAATATTGACACTGATACATATCACGTAAGTATAAGTTTGTTCGTGTAAACTTAACATTTTTCATTGGGTTAAAGTATTCTTGTGTAACACAAATACTAGGAACATTATAGCTAATACTAGGGCTACGAACAACACGGTCTTCATAGTCTTTAATCACAGTGACTTTTTCTAAGAAAACTAGTTTAATAGCCTGTTGCCAGCCAATTATACTCAATGGAATAATTGAGATTGGCTCGTAGTTTGCGTTAAGTAATAGAGTGTCCATTAGTAATACTTATTTGGGTTGTCGGTGGTGATAAGTACATGTATATATTCTAATAGTATACTAATAGAGGAATTTAAGTTATAATGAGTAAAAGTTTAGAAGGTGTATTGATTAAGCCGGCCCACCGGAAGGAAACATTCTCACACCAACAAATTAAGGAATTTGCATTATGTGCGGATCCAGTAACTGGTCCAGCATATTTTCTGTCGCATTACTTTTATATTCAGCATCCTACTAGAGGAAGACTGTTATACGATCCATTTGATTACCAAGACGAACTAATTGATATCTACCATAACAATCGTTTTAGTATTAACTTACTAGGTCGACAAATGGGTAAAACAACTACAGCCGCCGGCTACTTGTTATGGTATGCAATGTTTATTCCAGATGCAACAATTCTAATTGCCGCACACAAGTATACAGGCGCACAAGAAATTATGCAACGTATACGATATGCATACGAGCTTTGTGCTAATCATATACGTGCTGGTGTTACTAGTTATAACAAAGGTTCAATAGATTTTGAAAATGGATCACGTATTGTAAGCACAACTACTACCGAAACGACCGGACGTGGTATGAGTATTACATTGCTATACTGTGATGAGTTTGCATTTGTTCGTAATACTATTGCTCGAGAGTTTTGGACTAGTATTAGTCCTACACTAGCTACTGGCGGTAAAGCTATTCTTACTAGTACACCTAACTCGGATGAAGATCAATTCTGGTTAATATGGTCAGGCGCAAACAAAACTCAAGATGAGTTTGGTAATCAAACTAAACTTGGAGTTAACGGCTTTAAAGGATATATGGCTACATGGGATAGGCATCCTGATCGTGATGAAGCATGGGCAACCCAAGAGAGAGCTAGTATTGGCGACGAACGATTTAAACGTGAGCACGAATGCGAACCTATTATATACGATGAAACTCTAATTAGCGGAATTAAGTTAATTGAAATGGATGGTGTTGAGCCAATTGAAAAGCAAGGGCAAGTACGTTGGTATAAAAAACCACATCCAGATCATCAATACGTTGTAGCATTAGATCCTAGTCTAGGAACCGGCGGAGATTTCTCTGCTATACAAGTATACGAAGTTCCAAGTTTAATACAAGTTGCCGAATGGAAACACAATAAAACTGTAATACAGCGTCAGATTGTTATTTTAAAAGAGATTGTTAGTTATATATACGATATTGTAGGTAATAGTGATAGAATCTATTATAGTATTGAAAACAATACACTTGGAGAAGCTGGGCTAGTAAGTATTGCAGAAATTGGTGAAGAGAATATACAAGGAGTGTTTTTAAGCGAGCCTGCAAAAGTAGGAAGCTCGCGACGATACAGACGTGGATTTAATACCACTGCTAAGAGTAAACTAGCAACCTGTTCTAAGTTTAAGATGTTATTAGAAACAGACAGATTAACAGTAAGCAGTAAAAATCTTTTATCAGAATTAAAAACTTTTGTTAGTCATGGGGCGAGCTTTAGTGCTAAACCAGGAGAACACGACGATCTTGTAATGAGTACAATGTTAGCAGTACGTATGATCCAGTTACTTCAGAACTTTGACTCAGACCTTGACGAGAGATTAAAAGATAGCATGGATGACTACATCGAACCAATGCCGTTTATTGTAATTTAGGGAGTATAAATGGAATTAACAAAAATAAACAATTATTTGTATCAAGTTAGCAATATCGTGCCTGATCACATTTCTAAAGACATCTCGGAGATAATTCTTCCGTATTATGAATCTAATAAAGCACAATGGTCCACGCAAGAGGCACAAGAAGACTTTAAACGCACAATGACAACTGCACACCCTCTTTGTGCAATTGTAGAAGAAAGTATTAGACATGAACTTCCGTATATTAACGAAACGTTAGGATATAAATGGAATGACGTTGCTGGTACTCGATTCTGGCTTGATTTTCCAGGATTTAAATGTCCGTTGCATTTAGATGGCGATTTACCTATTGCAATGCAACTGTTCTGGACAGGAGAAAGAGCTACATCATTTTACAATAGTAATAACGAAAATGATTTACTATTTGAATTTCCAATGACACCAAATACAGGATATTTGATGTTAAACCCAGTTCCTACAGAAAATACGCTATGGCACGGAATGTGTCACACAACAACACTTACACGATTGTCAAGTTACACGTATTTTGTCAAGGATTAATTTTATAAGTTAGGTAAATAGTATTATGAAAGATATAGTCAACATTTCACAAGAATTATTCAATAAGATCCGTAGTCGTTTTACTGATGTCTCGTTAGGCGATCAAAGCGGTAAAAATACTAGCGACCCTAGTAATGCTCGGTTCTTTAATTTTAATTATTTGTCACATGGCAAAAAAGATTTTGGTAATGTAACAATTAGTCTAATTGATGAGAAAAGTTTAAAAGTATATTTTAATAAGGATATTGCTACAAATTTAGATACCGAAGATCAAGATGATTGGTTTAAGTTCTTGCGTGATATGCGTAAGTTTGCTAAAAGATCTGTGCTTGGTTTTGACACACGAGATATTAATCGTAGTTCATTAGAGCTACGTGATATTATGCAACAGTCTGCTAACCAAGGCATTCAAACAACCGACGAAGATATACAGGAAAGTAAGATGTACGGAACAAAAAGAAAAAGTTATGATCATGTTGGTGAAACCCGTCTTATTATTAAGCATATTAATATGGTAGACGAAGAAAAACGTGGATCAAGAACACGCAACATTGACGCAGTGTTTGTAGAAACAGCCGAAGGCGAACGGTACAAATTAAGAACAACTAACCTACATGGTGCTCGTGCCATCGGTCAACATGTTGCACAAGGTGGAACTATAACTGACGACCGTACAGAAGAAATTTATAATATGGTAATTGAGATGCAACAACTAAGCAAGTTCTTACGTGCAACTCGAAACACTAGTACATTTGAAGATGCTGACATTCCGCATATGGTAGAAGCAGTACGAGTTCGTTATACTGAAGTACAACGTGGACTTAAAACAATGCGTGGCCCAAAAGGATATAACAAGTTTTGGGATGGATATGCGCCTTCAGAAAATATGGATTTGGATAGTAGTGATGCACTCAAAGAAAGATTTACTACACGTTTCCTTGACCAGCGTATAGAAGAAGCATTACCTTTTGTATATAATGCATACCATAAAATGACTGAAGCATCAAAACTAACACAATCCACTACAGATGAGATTGACAGTTGGGCAGATAGTATTGCTATTCCGGGCGAAGTAAAAGAGACCAAAATCCAAGAAGGTACCTGGCATCTTCCATCTACTAGCGAAGAAGTTGAAATCTTTAAAAAGATTATGTCCAAACCGTTAATGTTTGGTAACGAAGGTGATGACGCAATTAATGCTATTGGTGAAGTATTTGGTGATGACACATTATATGATGATTTGTTTTCGGCATTTGAGGTTAAAGGCCCCGAAGGTGATGCTCGTGGCGTAATTGTACAATGGTTTACAGGCGTTTGGAAAGAGTTTACAATCGGCGGCGAGGACTACCCAGAGCAGGAAGAGTTTAAGGAATATCTAGATCAAATTGGATCTTGGTTACGTACTTGGTCTCCAGAAGACAACACCGACGTTGAGCCAGCACCTGCTGATGCAGAAGGTCCAGATGAAGAGCAACAAGATCGTACTACGGCAACATCAACAGATGAAGATGATTCTGGGATGACAACTAAAAGAATGGCCATGCTAACAACTGCTATCGGAAAACACACAATCCAAAGTTTACCAAAAGCTACTAAGGTTGAGTCTGTGTTTGATGAACTTACTTCTATTAGACAACTAGCCGGCCTCAAATAATTTTCCTTACATAATTCTCCGATATAACCAAAAAGATTCTCTTTTGGTTAAAAAAGCCATTGACTGATAAGTAAAACTAGCATATACTGTGTGTATGTGCTTAGGCAATATAGCAAACATTATGGCACAAACAAGGAGAAACTATCATGGCTACACTAGCTGAAATTCGTGCAAAATTAGCATCGCAAGAGACCCGAATGGGGTCTAACCAAAGTGGCGGAGACAATGCTGTCTATGCTCACTGGAATGCCGCAGAAGGAACTACTTCTCGGCTTCGATTCCTACCAGACGCAGACACCAAAAATGATTTCTTTTGGGCTGAACGAAATATGATTCGTTTGCCTTTTAATGGAATTAAAGGTGACGTTAATAGTAAACCACAAATTGTACAAGTACCTTGTATTGAAATGTGGGAACCAAATGCCTGCCCAATTTTGGCAGAAGTACGTACATGGTTCAAAGATTCAAGTCTTGAAGACATGGGTCGTAAGTATTGGAAGAAGCGTTCATACGTATTCCAAGGCTTTGTACGTGATGGTGCATTAGGAGACGATAATGCTCCTGAGAATCCAATTAGACGTTTCATGATTAGCCCACAAATCTTTAACATTGTTAAAGCGGCTCTTATGGATCCAGAGATGGAAGAACTTCCAACTGATTACGAACGTGGACTTGACTTTAGTGTTGTAAAGACATCCAAGGGTGGCTATGCAGACTATAGTACTTCAAAGTATTCTCGTAAGGAGAGTGCATTGAGTGCAGTTGAAACTGCGGCAATTGATCAGTTTGGATTGCATAATCTATCTGACTTCCTTCCTAAACGACCAAACGAAACGGAACTAAAGGTTATTGTAGAGATGTTTGAAGCATCTGTTGATGGCCAAGCATATGATCCGGAACGTTTTGGTGCTTACTATAAGCCCTCGGGTTTTCAGTATAAAGCAAGTGCAACTGACACAACACCAGCACCTAGTGCTACAGTAGCGTCAACACCAGCACCTGCAACTGCACCAGTAGTTGAGGTTGAAGTAGTAGCAACGCCGGAACCAGTGGCAACACCTGCTCCAGCACCTGCTCCAACTGCGGCACCTGCAGAAAACTCCGGCAAACGAGCCGAAGACATTCTTGCAATGATCCGTAACCGACAAACTACTTCTTAAACTAACAGCCTAAGCAATATAGGGGGAGTCTCTACGACTCCCCCAACTTAGAGAGGAAAATAATAATGGCAAAACCGTTCGACGTAAGTAAATTTAGAAAAGATATTACAAAAGGAATTGACGGATTAACCGTTGGTTTCCATGACCCAACTGATTGGGTTGGCACAGGCAACTATGCACTTAACTATCTTATTAGCGGAGACTTTAATAGAGGTATTCCGATGGGCAAGGTAACAGTTTTTGCAGGCGAATCTGGAGCAGGTAAGAGTTACTTTGCATCTGGTAACATTGTAAAAGCCGCACAAGATCAAGGCATTTTTGTTGTGCTAGTTGATACCGAAAACGCACTTGATGAGTCGTGGTTGAAAGCACTTGGTGTTGATACCGATGAGGGCAAACTACTTAAATTAAGCATGAGCATGATTGATGATGTTGCTAAAACAATTTCAATGTTTATGAAAGATTATAAAGCATTACCAGATGGCGAACGTCCTAAGGTATTGTTTGTAATTGATAGTTTAGGAATGATGCTTACTCCAACAGATGTTAATCAGTTTGAAGCAGGCGACATGAAAGGTGATATGGGTCGTAAGCCTAAAGCACTAACAAGTCTTGTACGCAATACTGTTAATATGATTGGTAGTTATAACGTAGGCATGGTGTGTACAAACCACACGTATGCTTCACAAGATATGTTTGACCCAGATGACAAAATATCAGGTGGTCAAGGATTTATCTATGCATCAAGTATTGTTGTTGCTATGCGTAAACTCAAGCTCAAAGAAGATGAAGACGGCAACAAGATTAGCCAAGTTATGGGTATTCGAGCCGCATGCAAAGTAATGAAAACACGTTACTCAAAACCATTTGAAAGTGTACAAGTTAAGATCCCATATGAAACAGGAATGAATCCCTATTCTGGTTTGACTGATTTGTTTGAGCAAAAAGGCTTCCTTAAGAAGTCAGGTAATATGCTAAGTTACATTGCCGTAGACGGCACAGAGACTAAGCAATTTCGAAAGGCATGGGACCGTAATAATAATGGATGCCTTGACCTAATTATGGCTAACTACAATGAACCTACTGACTCCATTGATAATGAGGACAAAGAAGATACCTCAGATGAACTTTATCTTAAGGGAACCATTGAGCAGTTAGAGGAAAGAAACGAATTATAACGGAGATTAAGCATGGACGAAGATTTCGATTATCTTGTTACAACATATAATATTGTTAAAGATTATGTCCCAGCAGGACAAATGCAAGGCGCCGCCGATCATTTAATGGGCGTAATCGTTGATACCATGGAAGAAGAAGAACTTAGAGACTTTGTTTTATCAGCAAGTTGTAAATACCTTTCAAAAGCATATGCTGAATACGACATTGAAGATGAAGTTAGCGATGACGAAGACGAGATTGGGAGTGATTACGATAACTATTAAAAGGATAAATTATGGAAAATGTAACTCATAAAACAAGTGATAAGGTCTGGGATTATGATGCCATTGATAAACAACGCAATGAAGAATGGGGTGGCATCCACAAGTTAGTTACGGATCATGCAGTAGAGAAGCGTGTAACAGCAGAAGAGATTGCTAAACGAAACTCTATATTTTACAACCATAGAGAAATCAACAAACACTAGGCAAGGAAAGTAAGAATGTGGTATAGTAGAGTAGTTAAAGATTTAAATGAGTTACCAAAGTTTATTTCTTTCTACGAAAAGGAGTTAGAGTCAGCAAAAGCAGATGTCACAGTGTCTGGAGTTGTTGAACGTAACCTTAAAGATATGCCAGGTATTACTGAGCACCGTTTTAATCAGTTACAAGAGATTGAAGCGGTGCTTAACTATCTTAATATACAATTACGTAAAATACGAAGAAAACACTTTCAAAAATACTTAGAAGGATATGCTAGAGCATTGAGTAGCAGAGACGCTGAGAAGTATGTTGACGGTGAAGATGAAGTCATTGACTTTGAAACAATAATTAACGAAGTAAGTTTAGTACGAAATAAGTGGCTTGGAGTACACAAAGGTTTAGATAATAAACAGTGGATGCTTGGTCATATTGTTAAACTTAGAACAGCCGGAATGGAAGATGTCGCGTTACTCTAATTTAGAAAAATGGAGCGCCGTTAGAGATATTAAGCCTTGCTCTGGCATACCAACAGTTATTGATATGCGTCATAGTAGAGATCAACTTGATACTCTAGCAAATCAAATTCTCCACTATCCTTTATTAACATCACATACTTCTCCTACATTAAATACATTATTACAGCAGTTTGATGAGAAATTGCATACTTATACTCAGTTAGTCACAATGGAGACGTTAAAGCATGGACCAGTTTACAAGCCCGTATCAAAGTCATTTACATAGTTTAGAAACATTAAACTTAATATATCAGTATGATAGTTTTCTTGACAGTTTAACTAATATTGCTGACCTAGGATGCGGTGCTGGAGTAGATCTTAATTGGTGGTCCACATTAACAACAAGAGACGAAGTGGCCCGCCCACACAATTATAATGTGTACGGTGTTGATAAAAAACTTAACCTTGAACCTCGTTTTTTAGAAAACGATCGAGTTTTCCCAATTGAAGCAGACTTTGAACAAGAAGGAGTATTCTCAACTCCGGTAGATTTAATTTGGTGTCATGATGCATTTCAGTTTGTTAAGAACCCAATGCAAACACTAAAGAACTGGAATAAACTTTTAGTTAAAGATGGTATGTTAGTTATTATCATGCCACAGTTGTCAGGGTACGTAAATAACAAGCATAGTCAGCGTGTATACACTGGAGTGGTGCATAGTTACAATACATTAAATATGATGTACATGTTAGCACTAAATGGGTTTGATTGTAAAGATGCTTATTTTTACAGAGATCCACTTGATGTTATAAATCCGTGGATACATATTGCAGTGTATAAAAGTAGTGATCCGTTAGATCCTGATACTACGTTACTTGAACTAGCTTCACAGAACCGGTTAAATCCAAGTGCTGAGACGTGCCTTAAAAAGTATGGGCACCTAAGGCAAGAAGAGATTTACACTACTTGGTTTGATAAAGATTGGTATAGATTAAAATCATGAGAGTTGCACTAGTTACAGGTGGCTTTGATCCAATTCACAGCGGCCACATTAAATTAATACAAGATGCTAAACAGCACGGCGACGAAGTTTGGGTTGGTGTTAATAGTGATGAATGGTTAATTAATAAAAAAGGTTTTGTCTTTCAATCCATGTCTGATCGAGTTGCTATTGTAACAGCATTAGCTGGAGTAAGTAAAGTTATCTCGTGGGATGATTCATCCGGCGATGCAGGCGGTGCAATTTTTAAGTCAATATCATTAGGGGCTACACATGTTTCATTTTGCAACGGTGGAGATAGAAACGAAGCATCTTTACCAGCAACTGAAAAAGTATGGGCCACAAGACTAGATTGTGACTTCGTTTACGGCGTGGGTGGCTCAGACAAGGTTAATAGTAGCTCCTCAATTGCCGAGAATATTAAGTCTCCTAAAACAGTACGCTCTTGGGGATATTATAGAGTGTTACATGAAGTTGTTGGTTGTAAAGTTAAAGAACTAACAGTAGATCCTGGACAAAGTTTAAGCATGCAACAACACGAACACCGTAGTGAGTTTTGGTTGGTCTCCTCAGGCGGTGCAATTATAAACACACAAACAGAAGACAACCCACCTACAGTTCTTCAAATACATAACAGTACTTTCATACCTGCAGGTATGTGGCATCAGTTAATTAATCCATTCCCTGAGCCGTGCAGAATTATTGAGATACAATATGGTGTCAACTGTGTTGAAGAGGATATTAAAAGATTTGAAGAAAAATAAAGGGGACTAAGTCCCCTTTATTTATTATGTGTCTAGCTTCATGTAATCTGGTCTATACTTTAAGATTTCATTTTTTGTTGCTGGATCTAAAAATGCCCATTGCTGACGTAATACCGAAGCAGATCTCGCTTCTCCGTACTTAACAGTTGCAAGGCAAAACTTTTGCCAAGCTCTACGAAATAAGTCGCATACAGTACAACCAAATGATTGTACGTTTGATACTAACGCATTCATGGTCTGTATCCTCCATAACGAGATGAAGTTGGAAAGTGTATATCTTTTAAACGACGCTCTAAATCAGCATGGTCGGTACTCTGAGCAAGGTATCTTTCAATATCTTGAGCAGACGAAACAGCACTGAATACGTATAGAAATGGTTTACCAATTGCAGTTAAGGCCGCAATGATTGTTCCGACAAGTTTACTAATCATCAAATTCTCCTGTGTGATATGATGTATGTTGGTGTAATTTTGTGTGTTAAGTAATATTATTACTCAATAATATTTATGTTGGGGAAGGATTAAAAACCAGAAAATCTGCCATACAATTGGTAAAGACAGTCATGCGTTTTAAGCAGGGACGTATTATGTCCAGGGGCGTCCGGGCACTAGGCCACCGGAATTAGCGTTATCAGTAACTGAATTATCACCCTCGTATACAGTAGGTAACTGAGAAAGGTTTAGTGTATTTCTTCTACCAGTTGTTCCTCGTTTTACTCGTGCAAGTTCTAACTTAGCAAGTTGCCTAAGATTCTTATTTGCCATAGTTGAAATACCGTTGTTAGCCATTTATATTACCTCTTTAAAATACTATTATTATTTAGCCAATGACGAATTAATAATCAAATAATCAAAAAATCAAAAAAACATGAAAAAAGAGGTTGACGTAGAGCCTAACATAGTGTATAGTATATAAACAATGCAGAACAAGGACAGTTGGCTGAGCGGCTTAAAGCGGGGGATTACTAATCCCTTGTACGAGCAATCGTACCGTGGGTTCGAATCCTACACTGTCCGCCATCATTCGGTAACCGGAGTTGAAATGACACACCCAGAAACGTACGAATTAACACGAGATGAATGGTCAAACCTTAACCGGGCATTATGTGGTGCAAGATTAGAAATGTACGGAGCAGGGTATCCTGTAGGTAGCAATCGTAAAGCAATACAGAATAGACGATTACTCCGTACTAACGATGCATTGGATATCATCTCAACAGTTTATAAACGAGCTGAGGAAAAGATAAGTAACTTATCAACAATTTCATAAATTACATCTGCCCTTAGCTCAGCTGGATAGAGCAACAGCCTTCTAAGCTGTAGGTCGTAGGTTCGAATCCTACAGGGCAGGCCAAATTGCGAGCGTGGCGGAATAGGTAGACGCAACAGACTTAAAATCTGTTATCTGTATAGGTGTGTGGGTTCGAGTCCCTCCGCTCGCACCATTTTTACCAAGGTTACCGAATGATTACGAAAAAAGACTTGAAGTATATTGACACGGCGTTTGAAATTGCTAAAGCCACACTTCCTGTGCGTGGAAGTCGAATAGGTGCTGTTTTAGTTAGACGCAACCGTGTCATTGGAGTAGGGTTTAATCATTATAAATCTCATCCCTTCCAGAAAGAATATTCTAAAAACGATGAAGCTATCTTCTTTCATGCCGAAGTTCATGCTATTAAAAATGCTCTAAGCAACGTAACTGTTGACGACCTAGCAAAATCTACTTTGTATATTGCTCGTGCTAAGAAAGGTACAGCATTTAAAGAAGGTAAATGGCGTTACGGTGCTAGTCGACCGTGTACAGGATGTGCTAGTTGTATAAATGAGTTTGGAATACCTAATGTGGTATATACAGATGAAGATAATAAAATAATCGAAATAGATAATTATACTAAACAACTAATTGGATATTCAAATGAAGGATAAATAAAGTTATGCGATACACAGATTTTAAAATACGACCTATTGAAGATCCGTTACACAGTGCTCTAGTAGAGTACACTGACCTCAATGTAGCAAAAAAATCAATTCTTGACACTATTTCAAATATTGATACAAATATGACCGACGAGGCATTACGTAAACAGAATGAAGAACTATTATATAAAATCTATACTATTCTCAATAAGAGTAATGTTATTGATCGAGTAAGTTCTATTATTCCAAATTTACTTAAAGGTGAATATCCTCAGAAACAGGTATTAGAAATTGCTGGGCTACTTGCAGACGCTCCACTTAACTTTAAAGAGAAACTTGCATTTGCTGAAAACTTATCAACAAATAAGGTTATTGATGAAAAAGTATTACTAACACCAGGTACATATACTATTGATGCATTATGTCATAATAATGCAATTAATAAAACTGTTTTTGATTATATGAAATCATACGGTGTTGGACAACAGATGAAAGGTCCATGCGAGCATGCATTGGCTATTTTAAATTCAGAGATTAGCATTAAAGGCAAAGGCGACGTTACCATTGGTAGTGTTCCAGTTGAAATTAAAGCGGCCATTGGACCCACTGGTGCAGGTGGAAGATTTGGTGAGTCGGGTGAAGTGCCAAATGTAGATAGAATTTTAGCAGTACTTGATAGCTTTGACTGGCTTAAAGGTCCATTAGATGAGCAACGTGCAAAATCTAAAAACGGTGCATTGAACTTAGAAGCATTAGTTAATGTAGTTAACAGTGTCCCAGACTTACCACCAGCCGAGCGAACAAAGCTAGGCAACTCTTTGTTTACATTAATATTTGGTGCAGAAGGTAACTTAGTTGCACAAGTATTTAATAGACCTGGCGCAACACCAGCAGACGTGTACAACGCTTTTGTTAAATCAAACTTTAATTGGTATAAGAATAGTGACATGGGCGGTCGCTGGGAAGTAATTGCTGGTATTAACTTTAAATTTAATGCAATTGGTGTAATGGCAAATGCCGACGACCTCGACAAGATTAACAGAGGCAAGTCTACAATTTATATTGTATACGGCAAGCCAATGGAAATGCTATATCAGTTTAATCCACGAGCCTAATACTACTTCTTAAATCCAAAAAAACGTTTAGCTTTAGTCCATAAACTTTCTCGAGGTTTTTCAACTTCAACAATTTCTCTTTTAATTGTTTCAACCTCAATGGGCACTTCTACAATTTTTTCAACTTCAACAAGTTTAATGGTTTCGTTATAAACTGGAACCATAATTTCTTTTTCAACAATCTTTTCAACTTCAATAGTTTTATAACTAATCTCTGGTTGGACTTCAAGCTGTGTTGGTTCATTTGTTGATTCGTCGCTAACAATTGAGGATTTATCTCTAATGCTCTGACTAACCACATTCCCAATACTATCTCCTGCAGACGCCAATTCCCAGAATACTCTATCGTAAGTCTGACTCCGTTGTTTGTTAATTTCAATGACCAGTGCTTCTTTTATCTGATCAAGGTCTCCGACTACTTTAATAATTCTGTCAGCTGAGTTCTTAATTTCATCTAAATCAAATTCAATGTTAGGATTAGTAAGTTTAATACCTAATGCATCTTTATCTTTAACAGTAACAGTAATATAACAGTTATTTACCGCACATTGTACGCCGCCATTGGTAGCGTCAATATCGTTGTGATAATATTGTAATTTATAAAACGGCAAACTAACTAGCCGTAATCTTTCACGGGCTTCATTCATAAATGTATTTAACCATTAAAAAAGATAGAGTATTCTTATGTTTTGAGTAAATAACACTGAGGCAAATTGTATATACAAATAACCAAAAATAAAAAACTAATACCGACAACAAACCGCTATAGTGAATCTCTTGAAGATTTTGGCGGCTTTTTCTTTTGCTCTCTGTTGGATTAGATTATATAATATAAGGAAGATTAATCATATGAGAAATAATACATTATTCGGAGCAATGGTTGCTACCGCATTAGTTTTATCAACTGGCAGTGCATACGCAGACACAGACTCAGTACTAAGTTCTGTGAAGGTAAAAGTCTTTGGTGAAGCTCGTGCGTTTATCGAAGCGAGTGATGCTACAAATGTTGATGCAGAAATTAAGTCAACTGATTCAAAGCTAGGAGTTAAATTTAACTCCGAAGGCCCAATTGGTGTCTTTGGTGAACTAAGTGCTGACGTAGCTGTTAATGGTAATGGAACAGACGACTTAACTACACGATTTGGTTATGTTGGTGTCAACACTCCATTCGGTGACGTTAGCCTTGGCAAGCAAATGAGCATCATGGAAATCTATGTTGATAAAGCAGATATCTTTATGAACGGTGGAAACCAATCTGTTCAGAAGCAAGATTTTTTCCAAAAGAATAGTTTAAAGTACATGGGTACGTTTGACAAAGTTAGTGTTGGTGGATTAGCAGTTATGACTGATGATTCCTCTAATAAAGACATTGATAGCTGGCAACTTGGTGCTGGATACGAAGGCGAAGGATATGTTCCATCTATTGGTGTAGCATATGCACGTGATGCCATTAATGACATTAATCATTATGGTATTGGTTTATCTAAGACATTAAATAAACTCTCACTTGCTGGAAGTTTTAGTGTTAAAGATCAACTAGTTGATGTAACTGGTTACGAATTAGTAGCTGGCTATGCTGTTTCAGATGCACTTACTGTTAAAGGTGGATACGGCGATACCGATACAGCAGGAGACGATGGTCTTGTAACTGCAGGAGCTGAGTATATGTTACTTAAAGATGCATTAGCTTTTACTACAGTTGATTATGATGTAGACGCATCAAACTACACACTTAGAACAGGACTTAGTATTTCTTTCTAATTGTTTTTAAATAAAAGTAAACTATTAAAATAGGCTCTTAATTGGGCCTATTTTTTTGACGAAATAAATACACATACATATAAATTTGTATGATTATCAAGGAGGAACTAATATGTACGTAACAGAAGCAATGATCCAAAGCATGGAAGAAATGAATAGAAATGCTGGGGATATGGAAAAATCCATTAAAGCAATGATGGAGACAGAAGGAAGAATGCACGGAGTTGAATTAGATCGACGTCATTCAGCAAGAGATATGTGGGCAAAACTAATGGTCCATATGCAAACTGCGGCACCTACAAGTTCGATGATGACCGAAGTTGCAATGCCAATGGTAGACCCAAACATGCACATGCATGAGGATGGATCCGAGCATTCACATGACGATGGTAACATGGCTCATGTCCATGACGATTCAGCTGAAGCAGGAACAACTGCACCTGACGTAGTTTATGGTGAAGATTCCGAAGGTAACAGAATCCTTACTGAAGATCCGAATACACCAACACAAAGCTAAAATGTTAAATAGGCTCTAAGACTTTATATGCTTTGAGCCTATTTTTCTGAATTAATAAGTATTATGCGAACCAACTAAGGAAAAGCGAATATACATATGTCTCCAGCTGAGCTTAAAGAAGCAAATCGGTTATTTTGGATAGTCAAAAGCCGGTTAATTCCCGACACATGGGATTGTCAAACAATTAAAGATATGCATGCTGATTTTTTTAAGAGATTGTGGTACAACGAAGAAGCATATATCCACGAAGAGGGGTTTGAAGAATCTTACCAAAAAAAAGTTGACCTAATCAAATTAAAAGGTTGACAATCTGTATATAATGTAGTATAAATATAATACAATGTTGAAGCATAACAAACATTGCACAGGACCTGGGGGCAGTACCCAGCGCCTCCACCATAAGCACATTAAGCAGAATGTACAATTTGGTTTAAGCAGAATGTGCTTATGATGGGGGCGATATAGGATCGACTGGCAAGTAGTAGGAATGTGGAGTTGTCCGGATGTAAGCTCGGTTAACGCGAACAAAACGACAATTGCAAACGATAATTTTGCATCTGAGGATTTTGCCCTAGCGGCTTAGTTACTCTGGGCGGGTACTGCCTGGAAACAGAAGTGCCACTTACACACACGGTGTGCTATTATCGCATACCAAACACAACAGGAGAACTAAAATGACTGCTAATAAAAACCCGTTCGAGATTAGACTCGAAATTCTTAAGATGGCTAAAGAAATGATGGATCGTCAATACGACGAACAAGTTAACCTAGCTCATGACATGATGTCTGACTTTAAAGAGCAAGGTAAAACTGCTACAGAGTTTCTTAACGAGTACACACCAAAAATGTACCAGCCAACTGAAATTATGGAAAAGGCCGCCGAGCTTTATAGTTTCGTTACTAAAAAAGATTAATTAAAATTAAGTAAGGGTGGGCGTCTAGTATTAAGAATATCCCACCCTTACCTTTAATGTTAAGGAAATTACATTGGCAATAGCATTTTTATTTGATGTAGACGGCACACTTACTCCAAGCCGGCAGATGATGGACCCTAAATTCAAAGAATGGTTTATTGATTTTGCAAGTAAGAATTACGTAGGATTAGTTACTGGTAGTGATTATCCTAAAACAGAAGAACAAGTAGGCAAAGATGTTTGCCATGCAGTAGGTAGAGTATATAATTGTTTAGGTAGTGACATTTGGTCCCAAGGTAAAAACATTTATACTAATCCATGGGCACTACCTGATAATCTACATTACTTTTTATTAGAGAAATTGTTTGAAAGTTCGTACCTTGTGCGAGCCGGCAATCATATTGAACATAGACCGGGTATGGTTAATTTTTGTGTAGTTG